TCGTGTTCATTTTTATGGTACCTTTCTGCCGGTATAGCCCCCGGCTGGGCTATGTGGGTGGTCCTCGAGACCATGGCAGGCGATCCAGCCTTCGAATTGCTGCCATGCTTCCATATACTCTCGAGCCCGCCCGTGAGGAGTCCCCATGGGTATGCCTTCCTGACAAAGGCCGGTGAGAGTGGTTTGCTACACTGCCCTATGTGCATCCAATGCATGTCATATGGTACTACTCCGAATCACCCCACAGCGGAAGCTGCCCTGTTCTGCGTGACGGCTTGCGCGCGACAGGTCTCTCCCCGGGCTGTCTCATTGCTGCAATCAGCACATCGCCAATCGCCTCTGCCATCACAGGTGGTACTGCATTGCCGACCTGAACAAACTGAGGCCCTCGGCTTCCACAGAAAATGTAGTCGTCTGGAAAGGATTGGATCCGTGCCGCCTCCCTCACCGACAGAGAACGGTTCTGCTGAGGGTGTACAAAGCTGTTGCCATCCTTCTTCAGATGAGAGACAATCGTCTTGGACTGGCCCTCCCATTCCAATCTGTAATACTTGTCCTTGAACGCATCCGTACCGTACTTGACGAATTGAGGACGCTCGTCTGTCTGTGCCATCAAGCGTTCCACAAGCTTGAAGTACGTCTCGCCCTCCTCTAGATGTGAGTATAGGGTGATATCATCCTTGTTGTTGTAGCGGCTCACATGGTTGTAGAGAATGCACGTACCTCCCCGGATATCGTGTCGCGCCAGATACGGCTCGAACAATGCTGGGTCGACTGACCCCGGATCGCTGTGCGCTGCCACCCAGCGCCCATCACTCACGTCAAGCGCTGGCAGATCAGCAAGTGCGTGTTTGAGCGCGGTCCTGTTTTCTTGCTCCAGGGTCTGGCTGGCCAACGTCTCCAAGTCAGGCAGGGTCTCACCATAGCGCACACCTACGATGAAATACCGGTGCCGTCTCTGCGGGATACCAAAGTCCATTCCCTCGAGTCTGAGCACTTTCACAAAGTAGTCAGCCGATTCCAGGCTTTCGGCTATGAACACTGCAAACGACTTCTCGCGAATCTCGGCACTGCCCAGCCCGGGTACGTTTTCGATCACCACATACCTTGGTTTGAGTCTCCGCGTGATCCTGATCATTGTCTGGAACAGATGGTTCCGCTCATCATCCTCAAAGCGGTAGTTTGACCCAAAGCGACTGTGCCCGTTTTTGGACTTGTGCGGGACCCGGTTCCCCATCAGCGAGAAGCCCTGGCACGGCGGCCCACCAGCCAGCAGATCGAGACGACGCTCGCCAAGCAGCTGTACCAGTTCTTCAACGTCCACCTCGCGTGCGTCACGTTCGATGATCGCTGTGTCACGCATCGCGGGATGATTCAGTCGGTAGGTTCTTGTCGCATCGGGATCGCGGTCAATGGCTGCCACAAGACTGAAGCCGGCTTGCTCAAGGCCCAAGGAGAATCCACCGGCACCGCTGAACACATCGATCGCCGTGGGCGACGCTGGCGCTACTACTTTCTGCTGATGGCGGCGGTAATGGCAGCAAAACTTCGCAAGCTCGCACTCCCGGCATCGCGGCTTCCGTGGCCTGCACACCTCGCGTCCCAGCGCTACCAGATTTCTGTGCAGATCGCTCCTCATGTGCGGCGGAACCAGGATCTGAAGATCGTGCTCCGCCTGTTTGTGATCTTTCTGTGTCCAGGAAAAGCCGATCGACTCAAATGTACCCAGACGGTTCAGCGTGCGGATACAGTGCGTATCGACCGGAAAGATATCTCTGTTCCTGACGTACATCAGGACACATGCGGATGACTTCGGCCCCACCCCCGGGAGTGTCTGAAGTAACCTGTCCAGCTCCTCATCTGTCATGGGAGCCAAGTCCTCCTCCTCAATCCTGCCGAATTGCCCGCGGATTCCCTCAAGCGCGCCCTGAATATACTCGACCTTGTGATCCTCCAAGCCGCCGCCCATAATGAGTGCCTTGACCTCTTCTGGCCTGGCATCAGCGACCGCAGACCAGTCGGGGTACCTATCCTGGAGGGCCGCCAGATGCCGGACTGCATCCTCGATCTTTGATCTCCGGGTAAGCAGTATGAAAATCAGCTCATCGATCAAATGTGGCCGATTACCCCAGTCCGGCGATCCAAACCATATCCTCAGGACGTCGTTAACCACCCTCAGCGTTAGCAGGATTTCTGTTGTCCGCTCACGCAGCTCTCGTCGCAGCTGCACACGGTCCCTTGGACTCTCAAGCTGGTCCCCAGGCCGAGGTCTCTTGGTGGACGTGTGGGTCTTCGAAAACGACTTCCTCCGGTTTTCTGGATCTGCGTCAAGCCGATTCACCATCAGACTGACCACAGCCTTTCGCCAGATCCTCTCCTCGGGTGTGAACCGAACACTGCGCGCATACAGCGCGGCGCCGTGATCCGTCTGGTAGTAGGGCACATGTGCCGTCGGTTCAGACATCATGGCCAGTCCTTGCTTCATTCTGGTACAACGCGATTGTCATCTGGTAGCCATACTCCACTTCCCCAGCATCCGCACAACTCCATCAATTGTCTCAGCTGATAGTGAGTCCCACTCTGCCGATTTGACATGGCGACGGAACTCGTGCATGCGCACCTCGACCCGTACCTCACCCTCCAAGACGCCCTTAACTCGCAGTTTCAGCCCACCATCGTGGTTCGTCAAGATGAACACCTTGCCTTCCAGGGGAACAATCGTCGTTAGGCAGTCTGTCCATCCCGCCCTCTGGCACAGAAGAACCGCTGTCATGCGCTCTTCCTCTTGTGCCAGATCTGATTCCAGCAGACGCTGTCGCACAGCCACATGAGTCTCGGGCGTCCGTTCATCCTCGAATGCTCCCTCTGACTCCTGTGGCTTCTGCCTGCGTATGAGGTTCACCCCGCCGGAGCTCAGTACCTCTGTGCGTCCATTATCGATTGTTTTCAGGTCAACGGTCGGCCGATACGGCGCCGCTGACCAGTCAAGCTCTTACACTCCCAGTATAACCGATCCTGTCTTGAATGTCAAGACCCAATCCGTGCTTTTGGCCGGATTGGGTCTTGTAGTGTGATCTCTGTGGACGATCATGCGGGTCTTTAGGCCCACTGGTTACGGATACGCGCCCGCAGCGCCGTAACCGGGCTAATATGCGACGTGTCCACGATCCCATATGCTGACCCTTTCCTAGTAGCTTACTAAAAATCCAAGTCGCTCTCATCGCTAAGAAGCGCCGGGGAAAAAAGATTTTCTAGCGCCTCTTGCAAGCTCTTGGGCAGCGGTTCCCAGTAAACGATCTCATGCCGCCGCAAGAACGTTTTCGCCTCTTCAGGGTCTATCTGCATACTTTGAAGCATGTTGTCTCGATCTTCGACAGTCAGATGTGCAGGGCACCAAAGGCGTGCGTAAAAAGCGAGCTCGACTAGAACCGTGTGTCCAAAGTCGTAATCCGTTCCGCCGCGCCCGCCGATGTCTAGGCGAATTCCGTAAGTGTCGCCGTCTTCCCACGTTGCACGGACTCGCGTTTTGTGGTACCATCCGGCAACTGGGTCTGTTGCAAATCGAGCTTTCTTGACCAAGAGGCCAAGGCCGATCGACTCTTCCCATGTCTTTACGTTCCATGGTAGTGGAACATCCCCACATTCCGAGTCTGTATAGACGATCTCTAGGATCGGCGTGCCTGTCGGATTCCACGTGATCGGAGCCGTTTCGGCTTTCGGGATGACGGGTAGCGCTATCGAGTCTTCGGATACGGCTCCAACAATCTGATTATGCGTTGCTATTGGGTCCACTCGCGCCTTGATAAACCACGCTTTTCGTCTTTTGCTGAACGTGGCCGCCAGGGCCTTCAGGGCGAATCGAACCGGGTCCGGGGGAGCTTCGCTAAATTCGATCCAGGTCCAATCTCGGTCATAGGTGATTGTGAACTCTGGGAGCGGGCCGATCTCGACGTTGGCAACCGGCTCCGCGATCGCCTCTGGTTCTGGCTCTACTTCTGGCTCTTGAGCTTCTTCTGGGAAAGCGGTCCAGGCATAGCGTGCACGATTGAAGTATTCAGTCTGGGATAGGTTGTCAAAGTCGTCTTTGAAATACGAGTCTTGATTTCCGATGATCTCCGGGATGTCCCATCCCCTTTCTTCGTGGACCTGCTGTCCGATTATTTCAACCGTCCCTCGGGTCAGGTTTCTTTCTGTATTGATGTACTCGGCGCTGTACACAAGCTTGCTCTGGGGGCTCGGCGCGGGATGGTAGTCACTGGGGACGCTGCCCCCACTGCCCCCTGTTCCCCTGGTCCCTGCATAGCTCAGGGACCCATCAGTCTCGAGCCATTGATAATAGTAGTAGGCCAAGTCAATCATGCCGTCAAAACCTTTGCCCTTGTAAACATCAACAAGAGCATTAACTTGGCTTACGCTCGGTCCATCGGTCCATCGGATACTGACCGAGCTTCCGCCAGAATAGCGTGATATGCGTACTGAAAACTTGACGCCAGAAAACGCGGCCTTGAGTGCCCGGCGGATAGCCTTAGCCACGTCAACGGTATCTATCAGTTCGGCGTTCTCAAAAAGATTTTGGGTAGTCATTGGTCGGTCCTTTCTTGGAATGTTGGTGACTGGTCAAGTCGCTCACTTACACTCCCAGTATAACCGATCCTGTCTTGAATGTCAATACCCAATTAGGAAGCTTTCTACGCCAGGACCGGGGCAGCCTCTTTTTTTGCCATGCTTTTTTGTCGTGCAGCGTCTAAGAGGATATTAGCGCGTTCGCTGGTGGACAGTTGTCCCATGATCTGAGTTCTTTCTTCTGAGGTAAGACGAACCAAAATGACCCTACTTGCGTACCCGGGCCGTGCACGCCTGCCTGATCCTTCTCGAAAGCCTCCGCACTTGGCTCGTTTGGTTGTTGCTTCCATGTAACTTCCCTTTCGGTTTTTTCAAAAAAACTACACTGAGACCGGCGAGAGTGCGTTCAACAGCGCGTCTCGCCGCTCATCGGTGGTCAAGCCGAGAATTTGTTCTCGTTGCTCAGCGGTCAGGTATGCTTTAACCACCCTGTTGGTCCGTCCATCCCGAGACTTCCGCCCTGCTCCTTTTCGCCGTCCGCCCCATTTTCGCATGACAGGCATTGTTTTCTTGTCCATGAATTGATCCTTTCAACTATAAGTCCGTTGCTTGAAGTATAGCATACCCTGAATCAAAAGTCAAGGGAAAAAGGATGGTTGACTAATATGCCCTGGTCGTGATATAATGTTACAAAACCGCAAGATTATAATACTAGGGAGTTGCAACCGTGACATTAAAAACAGTTTTTATCTCGACAGGGACCCATCAAGCGTTAAAGCTGCTGGCCGTTCAATCTGGAGAATCCATTCAAGATATAGCGGATCGAGCGATTCGAGAATATCTAGAAAAGTGGAATGATGAGCAAGAGGCAAAAGAACCTTCTGTATAGATTCGCAAATAATTTGGTTCTGGGTTTTGCTCAAGGAGCAGTGCCCGGGTTTCAAGCTGGGCTGGTTTTGACTCCGACTTGCATTGCCGGGCCGCGTTGCGGGGTTGTTGAAGTGCGCGCCGGTCTTTCTTCAGATCGGGTTCTGGAAACGCTGAGTCGGCAAAGCTCGGCTCTTCTACGACAGTTTGTACCATGGAAAGTGGACCGCCCGCCTATCATCTTTATGCGGGATCGGTTTGTTCGAATCGAAATTCCATGGCCTCTTGGGTTAGAAAATTCAGACGTTTTGTTGTCGAAGATCAGCACACGTCCAACAAGAGGGGGGCAGTTTGTCCTTGGAATTGATGAGCGGGGTTCGACAATTACAACCTCATTTGATGATAATCGAGCTCACCTTCTTGTCGCCGGGGCAACAGGCAGCGGAAAGACCTATGCTGTCCGATCCATTGTTTTTCAGTTGGCGCAAGACACGGATAATCAATTTGTTTTGCTAGATGGGAAACACGGCGCGGGCCTTCGAATGCTAGAACGGCTCCCGGGGGTGATCGGTCCTGTAGCGGACGATCAAGCATCTATGCGCTCCGCTCTGGGCTGGGCTTGCAATGAGATGGTCCGACGTTATGAAGACGGAATCCCAGAAACCCGCATTTTTGTTGTTTATGATGAGTTTCAACAGCATATCGAGCAGGATAATGCGATTCGGGATGCGGTCCGTCTTTTGGCTGCGCAAGGCCGTGAAGCTGGCGTGCATATGATTGCCGCTACACAACATCCAACCGTTTCCTCATTCGGTGATCCGTCCACTGGTAGGAATATTGCTGCGTCTCGGATCGCGCTGCGAGTCTCGGACGATTCAGCAAGCCGGGTCGCTCTTGGGACCACGGTTCCGCGTGCGGACTGGCTTTGTGGCCGGGGGGATGCGTATGTCCGGATCAACGGGCGCATTCGCCGGGTACAGATGGCCTATGTAACGCCAGATGAGATCATGAAAGCACAAACAGGGACTTGGAAAGTTACGGAATGGCCGGCAGAGCCTGACTTGTCGGCTATTGGAAGTGTAACAGATGAGCAGGTCAATTGGTCGTATACAGGCCATGAGTTGGCTCTTTCGATTGAAAGCGCCAAGGCCGGAGACGGACGCCCCGCGTTGATGCGGCGGTTACGAACAGAAAAAGTGGGCTGTGGCAGCGTCAAAGCTTCACGTCTTTTATCATTAGGCCGGGATGCCTGGGGGTATCTGAAAAATGACTGCCTGCTTGAGCCCATCGAAAAGGCTCCGCCAAAAAAGGCAAAACACGTTAAACGGGGTATGCACGTTCGCTAGGCAGGCAGGCAGCAGTCAAGCAGGGGAACCATGGTTAAAAAAGCCCAAGCGCCACAAAAAAAACAACCGCTGAAAGAGGACAAGACACAAAATCAACAACAAACTCGACTGGATATTTTCATTGATCGGCTGCGAATAACAGCGATCCTGGTCGTGGTTGTGATTGTGATCGCTTTGATTTCAGCGCTGTACTATGTATGGTGGGATTTTATTCAGGCTCATTCGGCGGACACCGCCAGGATCTGGGCGATTGTCGCAACCTCGTTGCTTGTTCCTTTTGGTCTTGCCGGCGTTGTTGTTGGCGTTTGGTTTGGAGCACAACGATCTCGCTGGGTTTTAGCTGGTGTTGATAGCTCAATTGATCGACTCAGCGCGTCAATTCTCAAAGCCGGAATCGAGGCGTCGGACGTTCGAGTTTATGCAGGTAGGGGCCTGGGCATTTTAAAACGAGAAAGCCGTGGGTCTCAGGAAATTTACTTGCCTGATTTGTCTGGCGGTGATGAGTTTGACGGCGGCGGTGAGGAAGAGCTATGACCAATTGCTTGCAATTAGTCTGGGAATTTGGTATAATGTAATTGCCTTTCTTGGTGAAGTACCATCACTCACCTGTTTTCCCCTTTATTCGCCCGGCTGGTCACCGGGCGAATCTTCTTTTATATAGGTGTTGACAATCTAGTTTGATTGTGGTATACTTCTCTTATGGTGTTTATCTGACTCGGATTTGTTTAGTAGAAAGGTTTGTATCATGGGTTCTATAATGGTTCAGGTCGTGTTTTCGGAAGGCGATCCGCGTTCCTTTTCTACGGCGGATATGGAATACCCAGTGACCGGCGAGATGGCGCATGAAGAGATTCTGGCTGGCGTGGGTCGTCACCTGGATATCCCAGATATTCAGTCTCGGTCGTTGGCTGTGCAAGTAACTGGAGCCGGCGATATCATGATCCACCCGGTTCCGGTTTACGGCTAGAAATGAAACGGTTCTACGGTCTAAGCTACAAAGGCGAAATACCGGCAGGTTTTGAGGATATTGGAAACATCCTGAGAATCTCCGGTATTTTGTTTCAGGGGCAGGGCCTGAATGCGTTGGCCTTGTTGCCAGTGGTAGACTCTAAAGACCTGGAATATCAGGTTATCGTTCCCAGCTTGGCAGAATGGGGACAGATATTGAAGCAAAGCGATAACCCGGTTTTTTTCGAAAAAGATGAAACTGGCGTGGTCAAGGCGATGCATAGAAAGACTCAATACGCAGTCTCGAACAAAGTACGTCAAACTATTTGGCGGCGAGATGGCTTTACCTGCTTGTATTGTGGCCGGGAAATGGGCAAAGACGCAACGTTGACGATTGACCATTTTCAACCATTAGAGCGCGGCGGATCGAACGATGAGCACAACTTGGCCTCGGCTTGTCAGAACTGTAACAAAGACAAGGGCGCTATGGACCCGAGAGCGTTTTGTGACTGGCGTGGATGCGATTTTGATGGTTTGCAGCTATACCTGACTGGTCGGGCTCCTCGATCATTCATTGGGCATTTGGCCCAATAATTCGGATTTGGGTCTTGACTTTTAGCAGAACTGTAGTATAATAGATTCAAATGGACCGGAAGCTAAGTGGTAAGCAGTTCTTGCCATTTGCACGCAAACGCGTGCCCGGACTGGGACTAACACACAGGGAAAGCATTTTCTCTACAAAAGAAAAAGTTTTCTGGTTCGAATCCAGACCGGTCCACCTATAAAGAGCGTGCCCGTTTGGGGGCATACATACTTTCTTAGCGCAATGGTAGCGCATCAGCCTTTAGAACTGAATGTCACAGGTTCGAATCCTGTAGTAAGTCCCAATAGGCTCCTATCGCTTGCACGCTCTTGAAATGAAATTTTTTTGTAAGGCAGGTCGTGCCCGTTTGAGGGCATACATACTTAGTGCAATTGGCAGCACTTCAGAATAAGAATCTGACAGTTATAGGTTCAAGTCCTATAGTGTGAGCAACACCGCTCTCTTCAGATTGCACGACCTGTCTCAATTTATCAATAATGCCCAAGGGGCTACATAGGGTAGGTTTTCGGAACTGCCCACTTTAACAAAAAGCGTTGTGTTAGTATGCCGGGCCATATATAAATCAAACGGTTTAGAATGGCATGGATACAGAAATCGATTCGGGCTAATGCCCGGCTAGATTGCACAGCGCTTTTTTGTTTACTCCAGACCTGACCAGTCATGCTGTTTGCGCCGTCCACTCTGGAGGGCGTGTTGTTTTTTTCAAAAGAAAGGACAATCCAATGACCGAGACCAATGTTGCACGTGCACGCTTGTTTCAAGACCTCATGGCGGTTCCACATCGGCGCTATGCCGGGCTTGTGGCGAATTTGACGCTGGCTATGCAGGCAGACCCTGATTTTATAGGGCGGGCTTGCGTGCATATGGCTACGGGCGGGGTCGCAATCCGAGACCAGATAGACAGCGCGATCATCACGCTCTTGAAGACAGATGATGCCGAGATGCGAGAAGCCGGTCGTGTGTTGGCGCTGGGAAGCTCCGTTTATCAAACCGATCCTGCGGGGTTGCCCGGGCTGCCCCCGTTCCGACTGTTCCGCATCTTTACGTTTATGCGTTCGGTCTATGCCCTTTTTGATGGTTCAGTCGAGATAGATCGCTATCCGACGATGAAAACCGCTGAGAGACGGCGCGGCGTGATTGCAAGGGCGCGAACGGGTGATGTGTCTGCGATTCGGCTTGCGCGGCTGACTGGAGAAACTACGGCTCCGAGGTTGATGAAAAGCCTCTTCACGGACTATATTCGTGTCCTGGAGTCGGCTCCGGGTCGATTTGATGGGGTTGCGTTGCGCAATCGGAACGCGCTGCGGAATCTCTATGCTGCGTTCCACGTCAAGCCGGATGATCGAGCCCAGGCGATTCTTTTTGACAACAATCCGCCAGAAGATAGCAAGCTCGGGGTGTTGCGCCAGATCGCCAGAACTCCAGATATCTCAGAACAGATTAGATTGATCGCAGAGCACAAAATCCCGTATCCAGTCGCAACGTCTGTTTTGCCGAGAATGGAGCCGGCGATTGCGATTGTATTGATTCAGGTGATGAGTCCGACTGAGGCTTTGAACAGCCGGGCCTGGATTGAGCAATCCGGCATTCTGGAGATCGCTGAAGTCAAGAAGGTCTATCTTGATAAAATCAGCAAGGCGACGGCAAGTGTAGCTTCTGCGCAACATCGGCACAGTGCGCAGGGCCAAGATCAAGAAGTCAGTGCGGCTGTTGATCGGGCCGTTCAAAAGGCAGTTTCCGCCAAGGACCAACGGCTTTCTCGAAAAACCTTGATCTTGCTTGATAAAAGCGGATCTATGGAGCAGGCGATAGACATTGCCGGGCGGTTTGGCGCTCGTATTGGGGCTATGAGTGAAGTGGGGGATGTGCAGGCGGTTGCGTTTGACGACGCTCCGCGTCCGATTCGCGTCTCGGATACAACGCAATATAGCGCGTGGGAAAGTGCACTGAGTCGGATTCGGGCCGGGGGACAGACGAATATAGAATGTGGCCTGAACTATGCGTATCGCCAAGGGTTTCGCCCGGATCAGGTCGTCGTGATCACTGATGGGGGTGAGAACCAGGGCAGCTATGAGCGGGGCCTGGGACAGCTTGAGTCGCAAGGTATTCCAGTTCCAGAGACGATCTTGCTATACGTTGGCGGTCCGGACCTGGATTTGGAGCAGCGCCTTAAACGGTCAACCTTCAATGTGGACTCTTTCACTTTCAGTGGCGACTATTACCTGTTTGACCAGATCGTGGCTCTGTTGGCCGGGCCGGCGCGAAAGTCTTTGGTTGAAACGATCTTGGAAACTGAATTTCCGCATCGGGTAAGCAAGTAAAAAGCAGTGGGGGGGGGATGAAAGTCCCCCCCCCCTCTTCAAGGGTGATTGTCAATGCCTGACCAGGAAAGGCAAGGCCGAATCAAGGAGGGACGATGAGTGATTTTCGTAAGGTAACCTCGGAAGACTTGAACGCTTTGATCCCCCCATCGCCCGTTTTCTGGATTATGCGTCCAGGTGGGCCTGAATGGTTTTATGGGACGGTCAAGCATTTTAGTGAGTTGGGCGTGGCCTATGCCGAATTCACGCAGAATCGGCGGCGTTATAGTGAAGACCTTGTGCTTCGGATTTTTCGTAAGCTGCGAATAGAATGTCACTCTTTTCGTCCGCCTAGCAAGGGCCAGACTTTACTAGAGTATCATGCAGATCAGGCGGTCTTGGCCTATACAAAGCTAAGATATCCGTACCTTGATAGCGGGTCATCGCTTTTTAAGATAGAAGGCGAATTGCAATTGCATCGTACAGGGGCCGCGTTATTAGGTGTAGAGCTTTTTGAAGCGGGGGCCTGGATTCCCGCGTCTGTTTGTGATGAGTGATTGAGCTCGGCAACGGGCCGGGTATTGAAAATATGATTTGAAAGGAGACGACAATGAAAGACCCAGCAAAAGCTCAGCAGGCTCATGCCCTGGAAGATTGTGGACTAGGTGAGGGGCTTCATACCATAGTGAAGCACTACCGCCTGTCCGAAGAGGACTATGCGAAACTCTCGGTTATGAAAGAGATAAACAAGGCTCTTTTGTCCGGGCTGATTATTCCTGAAGATCTCGAGCTATGGGCGGAATGTGCGGAACTGGTTGGAGAACAAAATACGGCAGAGGGTAAAAAAGTGAGCATGTATTACATTCCTATGCCTTATCGCCGGTATCGTCGTTTGTTCCGCGAATTTCGACCAAGCACAAAGGGCGGGCGGACCCTGATCACGCTCGTAGACAAAGAGGGTCGGGTTGTTGCTCATGAACAGTCTGATTGCTCTGATCGAGACAATTTTTGCTATCGGATCGGGCGGCGGATCGCAGAGGGCCGGTTGCTCAAGTGGCTCATGTCTCAGCGCGCCGTGGCTGCTTCGGAGTTGCCGTTCTAGTGGCAAAAGGAACATTGCGGCGGATTATCAATGATGCGGTCGGATCGCTCACGGTCTATGATAGCCCGCCGCTTTGGTGTACACAGTGCAATTCTGACAGGTCTTTTTCTGGCATTCGATTGGACGATGGGGCGCGCATTCGAGAAAGGCTGTGCTTAACATGCGCAAACCAAGTATGGGCCCTGGTTGAAGACTGTGGCGGTTTTAGACCGCAGGAAAGGAATGATAATGAAACACTTTTTGGCGACGTGTGATCTATGTGCCGTTGACGGGCGAGTCCGTTTGGCGACTGGCGTATATAAAGTGGCGGGGGACTTGCGCTTCCATGCGTGCAACGTGCATCTTGAACAAGTAACGTTGAACGGCTGCAAAGTTTTGCGGCGGTTTGATTTGCCCGGTGACGCCAAGGCTGAGCATTTTAGCGAGTAGCCGATCGACGATCGATAGTGCGCAAGTCTTTCGGCTTGCGCACTTTTTCTGAAAAAAGTGAGGCTCCATGGACCTGACCAGTCTAGCGCTTCGAGTAGCACAAAACAAAGTTCGTCTTTTTGCGGCTCCGGTCGTGGATGCTGAGCGAGTTTCCCTTGTAACTGTGCAGGCTGGAATTCCCTATCGGTTTGATCTTCCGCCTAATAGCCCCCCTGGTTGGTGGGTTTGTATCCCCCAGGGGCCGGGGCGTTGTCGCTTAGACGTTGCCGCTATGCCGGATTTTTATGTTTCGTATTTGATGCAACTGCCTGCTTACCGGGCGATTATCATTGATCAGTTGGCAGCGCATACGTGGCTTGCGTATCCCTATCACGCGGCGGATACTTGTCAAAGAGGTTGGCCTGCTGAACCGCGCCCGGTCCACCTCGTTCGAGGCGATTTGCGGCCTTTGGATGTAGCGATCGTTCATTCCATGCAAGGGGTTTTACTTTATGGGCGGGTTTGTTATTCGGTTGCGTTAGGGCAGCGTTATTCCCGTTCATATCGCTCCGATTTGAGCCGGGGGGATATCCCTGTTTGTCGAACCAGGGATTTTCAAATTGCCTGTGAGATCTTTTTGCAAGTTCAAGCGCAACGACGTGAAGAGCAAGCTCAGCGAGAGGAGCAGGCACTGCGGCAAGCTGAGCAAGAGGCGGCAACAATCCGACAACAAGCGATCGCTGCACAGCGGCAAACTGTAGAGGGTGAACTTCGTTGGCACCTGGAGTATGCAGGCGCTCAGCTTATCGATTGGGCTGAAACGGACCGGGGTTATCGTGTGACATGGGAACTAGGCGGCCAACAGCGGCAAATCTATGTTCGCCGGGATATGCGGATCGAAAGCGCTGGGATGTGCCTCGATGGCCGGGATGCTGAACAAAACCTATCGTCAATCGTGCCTGTGATCTCGAATCGGTTTTCTCGAAACGATGATGACTATGAGGATTGGTGACATGAAAATGGTGCTATGCGGTGCGGGCGCGCTGGGGTCTCAGTTGGCTATGCACTTGGCGATCCCTGAAATACAAATGACCGTTCTGGATGATGATCGAATCGATCAAAACAACCTGGGGACCACAGTCTATGACCAGTCGGACCTGGGTCGTCGCAAAGCGCTGGTGTTAGCTGAGCGGCTGTTATGGAAGGGGGTCCAGGCGCATGCTGAGGCTCGAACGCTTGATGATCGGTACGTTGGCAGGCTTATGAACTCTGCCCCGGACCTGATGATCGACTGTTTTGATAATGTTGTATCGCGCCGTCTTTTGCTTGGCTTGTCAGTGCCCACTATTCACGTTGGGGTTTCTGAGGCGCAAACGGGGATCGTGATGTGGAATGCTCCAATTTGGTCTGCTGAAGGAACGTTCTTACCCAGAGGCCAAAACCCGGTCTGTACGCATAATCTAGGGCGCAACATCTTGCGGTTTACAGCAGCAGCGGCAGCAGGCATCATAGAAAGCTGGATGGTTACTGGAGAAATGAAAAACCTCATGACGTTTGGGGACCTAAGAACGATATCCTTGAAATAGCTTGAAATTAGGGGTTGACATTCAACAGCGATAGTGATATAATTGAATCACTGACCAACTGTTACAGGAGACCAATCCAATGGTGATGTTGCCGTTAGACCTGACAGAAAAAACCCCCGAAGAATTGTATGCTTTTATGTCGAAGCTGTATGTCTATGGTTCCCAGCATCAGTTTAGGGGGGAAGCTGCTCAGCATGCTCGAACGTATTCCAAAGATGAGACTCGCCGTGTAAAAGCTGAGCTAAAACGGCGGAAGCTACCCATGAAAGAGGAAAAATTCCTAGACGAAAGGGGAAAGCAATGACTGAGAAGGTAACGCTTGATGTTGGGGCCAGCGGTGATTTTCGTTGGCCCTTGTTCGGTTCGCTTTTTCTGGACTGCCTGAGCTTGGACCGGGACATGACGGATGCCCATGGCCGGTGGGCTGATGTGAAAGAGGGCACGTTTATTTGGGGAGAAAATGTCAAAGAAGCCAAGGCGCGCTTTTCCCATGTTGAAGCCTCGTTGCGAGAGGCGTTGTCGCCCGAGCTACCTGGAAAGACCAAGGAGGAGCGTTCCGCGTCTTTGCAAGCGCGAATGTTGCTGAACCTGGATTATCAACAGGCGCAGTATGCGTTAGACTCTGCTGAAAAAAAGTTTGTTGAAGCTGAGTTTGATGTAGAGGGCGCGGAAGGCGCGATAACTTTGGCAAATCGGCGGCTTCGTTGGCGAGAACAAATGGTCGCTTGCTTGAGCACGATGCAAAGTGAGGCGCATCCTGTAAACGTATCGATCCCCAATGCGGTATTCCCGGCAGGTGTGGGGCAGGAAGTGATTGAAAAAGCTGAACAAGATCAAGCCGTGGTTGAACCAGGAGAACCAGGAGAACCTGCTGATTTTGGTCCTTTTCCGGAAGAGTACGTCAATCTGGGCGAACCGCCGATAGATGACGCCTATTTTCGAGAACTTGATGACCCGCCGCCAGGAGAACAACATCAATGAAGGTTCCAGGCTGGTATGAACTAGTAAGCCAAGGAAACGGCGGGGATGCGTCGATCTTGGCGGCTTTAATCGCAGAATCGTTCAAAAACGTTCTCTGGATATCCTCTGGGGGCGCTTTAGACTGTGTTGCTGTCAATATGGTGACACGTCCCGTGGTTTTACTCAATATTGACCGGGTTGACGTGGCGTTTGAAGCGATCAAGACCGTCGAGGCCGCGTTTGACTTGATCGTTCTAGATTCACTCGCCGGCCTGCGTCCGGGGCATAGTCAGGCTAATAACATTGCGCCTGATGTGCAACGGGGGATATTCGGTTGGAGTCCTAGCGTTCCGGTGTTGGTGACCAATCAGCAACGATACCCGATTCCTCTAGGCGGCCTAAAATGGCGGCTTGCCGTCCGCTCCCGAACGTTATTTTCAATCTATGAGTCGCCAATGATCTCGGCGCTTGAAACGCCGGGAAAGTTTCTTTTCGGTTGCCCTTGTATTATTTGGCAGCCAGGAGATCGTTTCCCGGTCTTCAGGCGATTGATGCCCGATGAGGTTGCCGATCTAAAGGCTGAGGACCTTACAGACGTTCGCATGCCAAGAACCGGAAAGCCATGGTTGGTGTAGGATGAGGATCGCGGAAATTCACAAGGGCTATGTGGTTTTTGCTGCGGGGTTCTTGGAACGTTGGGCGCAATTGCCGATCGATTATGTTTGTCAAAAGTGCGGCGGCGCAATCACAGTGCATACGGTTCCAGGCTCTGAGCAACTTGAGGCCGGCTGTATAGACTGCGGTGGGCAAGAGATCATAACTCGACTGCGGTTTGAAGAGGAAATGCTTGATGCGTATAACGTTTATCGAGCATTGCCTGAGCGATTGCGAAATGTGTACCTTGACCCGGCTGACAATCTATTGCCGGGCCAAGGAATTGAAGAGCTTTTTGACCTTTAGAAAGGGGAAACGATGCCTTTAACAGATGTAACGAAGGGCCCCAGACCGAACCGGTTTTCCCAAGGGGGAACGATCCGATTGGGGGAAATGGTAAAATCAGCACGCACTGGGAACATGCATCCATTTGCCACAGATCACTTTATCTTCAAAGATGCTCCGGATCTTGGGGCGTATTTTGGGGATAATTGCAAAGAACTTCCGGTCGTGTTTCCTTTTGCTGACTTTGATCGGAATATTTCCGCCTTTTATCGCGTTTGGGCGGGGGCGTGACGTATGCCGTGGTGATGGGGAAAGAGTGCTCAGCGCATTACCATTCGAAACTGAAGAGAAGCGCGACGGGCGAGCTTCTGTCAAGCGGGCGAAAGGGTATGTCTGGGTCCAGCATGGACAAGTCATGACACCGCTGAAATGGGGCGATCAGGAATTCCAGCCGGGCGCGGTGATCCCTTGCCCGGGCAGTTCCGATCAAGGCAGATACCCGCATTGCGCGGCCTGCAAGGGGAATATTCTGCTAAAGGTCCAAATCGATGATGCCCAGATTTATCGATTTTGCTACTATGCTATTGGCACAAAATCGATTGCGAATTACAAGCACTTTCTAAGTGTCTGGGATGCCCTCACCAATAATGGGGAAGTGTCGATCCCGATGAACAATGTCCGGTTTTTGTTGAGTTTGCGGGAAAGCTCGAGTCTGTATCACAACAAGCAAAATCAGATGTGGACTCACACGGAAAACTTCTATCTTCACTTGGAACTGCATCCCGAACAAGCCCGCTTGATCAAGGCGGCAAAAGAAGCTGCGATGCTTCGGAATTTGCAATCGTTGGGGCAGGGGAGGCGTGGAAGACAGCCGGTCCAAATTCCGTCTAATTTTGACAATGTTTACCCTGAAGATGGGATCGAACCCGACTTCGAAATTGAAGATGGGGTGATTGAAGAGCCTACAGTAACGACTACAAGAACGAATGATAATCGTTCTACAAACCCGGCTCCTGATACTACGGCGCGCCTAGATCGGGACCGAGGGGTCCCTGCAAACTGGACCGAGTTCCATGCCAGGGCGCGGGGCGGGGGCTATGGGACAGAACGATTTCAGGCTGTAATGGATGGAACGTTCCCATTATGGCGGAAGAATGGCCTGCCTGCTGTTGCTGATGCGTGGCAGGCTTTGCTTGCCGATGAAAGCTATTCTTTGGATTCAGTAGATCAGCAAGATTCTAAGACTTTCTTGGTCTTCCCTGAAGAAACTCCCGAGGCTGAACCGCCTACAGAGAGTGAACCGAAAAGTCAAGAAGAAAATGAGCCGGAAGAAATTCCGCAAGGTGCTGGCCCTACAGAATAGCTTTGCAATAAGAGGAGTGATGCCTATGAAGCGATCGGGAAAGAAAAAAACACAACAATAGTAAATTGCTTTTGCGTTAAAGAACACCCGCTCCCGATTGTAGCGGGGGCGGGCTTTCCGGGATAGCTCAGATGGTAGAGCGGTTGAATCATAATCAACAGGTCCAGGGTTCGAGTCCCTGTTCCGGAACTGACCAAGCATTATCAAAAAGGAGAAAACGGTGATCAAGAAGATGTTGTTTGAAACGAGGGTCGGGGATTGGTTCTTGACTTTGTTCGAAAGGGTGACCGGTCTTGCTTTGGTTCAAGTGGGCAGCGTCTGCGGGTAATTTACCAGGAATGAGGTCAAGCGAGTGTTTGTAAAACGAACAAAGATTGGCTATGCAGACTTTTCGGGCGGCGATCTAAACTTTGTGATCGGCTGCACCTCTGCGGGTATAGACTGCAAAAACTGCTATGCGCGTGCCTTGCTGGAAGGCCGTTTTAATCGTGATTTTTCCAAGGTTCAGAAATACGAGACCAAAGTGGCCGCGTTACGAAATGCAGACTTTTCAGAAAAGGGCGTTGTCTTTCGGCGCGGGCCGGAGTCTCGCCCTCTTTGTTTCGTTTGTGACTTGAGCGATTTGTTTCACCATCATGTGAGCCTGCCTTTTATAGACCGGGCGTTTCGAGCGATGGCAGACCGACAAGATGTGGATTGGTTGGTTTTGACCAAAAGACCATGGCGACTGTTAGACTTTCAACGAGAATACTACCCGGAAGGCATTCCGTCTAACATTTGGATCGGATTATCAATCGGTACCCAAAAAGTGGGTAGGCAGCGATATCAGTATTTCCGCCAAGTCAAAGCTTCTCTAAAGTTCCTCAGTTTGGAGCCCTTGCTTGAGGCTATAGACCTGGGGGCCCTGGGTGTAACTAAAGCAGATATTGCATGGGTGATTGTGGGCGGCGAATCCGGATCATGTGCTAGGCCGTTTGATGTCGCTTGGGCAGAGTCGGCATATGCGTTTTGTAAGGAGCGCGGAGTCGCTTTTTTCGGAAAACAACGCGGGGGGTTGTATCCTGGAATGCCTCTTTTTCTTAAAGGTAAGCAGGGGTTGGAGTTTCCTCGATGAGCTTTGCAGAGACCTGCAAGCGTAACGAGTTCCGTCTTTATCCGTTCGTCAAGGCCGGGGTGCTAGAAATAGATGAGGTGGGCCGGGTCTGGCGGGTAAAGATCGGTCGTTGGTATTTTCCGACAGAAGAGGTCGTTTTCTTTGATTGCAAGCGCCGGCGCGCTGAGCGAGAAAATCACAGAGGCTATTTGATTCTCCAGGCACGGATTGATAAAATCATCGTCCAGGCGATGGCGCATCGGGTTGTTTACTTGCATTTTGCAGGGGAAATACCAGAAAATCTAACCATCAATCACGTCAATGGACAGAAGCAAGATAACCGCTTGGAGAACCTAGAGTTAGCAACCATGTCAGAGCAGGCCCTGCACGCTGTCCGCGTTTTGAAGGTTGGCCGGGCCGCAGATCAAGACGGCGAAAAGCACTGGAATTGCCGATTGACCAATGATCAGGTTAGAGAGATCAGGCAAAGAGGGCTTGAAAAAGAGCCTTATTCTTCTATTGCGCACGATTTTCCTATAAAAGCGAGTCAGGTTCGCAGAATTTGCAAGCGTCTTTCTTGGTCTCACATTTAGCAGAAAGAGCTCTTGATGTCCGTTTTAGTTTCTGAGGAAGTTCTGACTTCCATGGCTGGGCTGAATGCCTGGGCACGTAGTATCTCATGGGCTGGACCGTGTTACAAACTTTTGGATGCGATCTATGTGTACAAGTATAAAATCATTGGGGAGTTGACTGGTCAGGGCTTGGTGTCGGCTCGATATGTTTTCGGGGTGGACAGGGGCCTTCGCTGGGAGTTTGTGGAATGCACGTTGCCGAATAATCTAGTTTGGCATGTTCCTGCGGACCCGCTTAGGTGCCCGGCGATAATCTGGGAACAAATCAAGGACACAAAACCAGAAGAGGAAAAAACATGGTCAATCAATCGCCCGGGGCTAAAGCTATCGGCTCTTGAGCTAGTGAGTCGTTTGAATGTGGTTGAAACTTGGGACAAGAGTCCTCAAGTGTGCATGTGGCAAGATTATCATTTGCCTATCGGAAAGCAGTCTGTTTGTGCGTTTTGTGGTGAGCAAGGGCGTTTGTTTCTTGGGCGAAACTCGTTTTTTCTTTGGGCCGCTATGGTTTGTGACGGCTGTTACAAGACAGTAAAGCGGTTCGAAATACCATTTCCAGTCGAGCTTTGGAATGACCAAATAGCAGAATGGCTTGATCGGAAACAATCAGTTTATGCGGCTTTGGGGCTGCGAAAGGGGAATAGACATGGAACGGAGCTTGGTCGATTATACGATTCAGGGATTGGCGGATCAGATAGATTTCCCGCTTGATTTGTGGCCGGGCAATTGCTATGCTGTTGCAGTTCGGCTAGTTGCGGCGGGGCTTGTGCCCGGGGCCGCTGTCTATGGGCATTGGCTTGGCGGGGTGAGCGAAAAATCCTTTTTTGCAGATCGCAAGGATCTGCCTTTTGTTTGCCATGGTTGGATTATAGACCGGGAACTTGATACTCTGTATGATCCGGCTCGCTGGGTTTTTGAAGCTGTCGAGCCTTATCTTTTTGTTTCGACTATTTTTGACTCGAATTATGATGAGGGCGGGGACGCTTGGCGTTCATTTACTGAGAAGCCTGCCCCATGGTACAATCCCAAGGCTAAGCCCGTTGATTTGCCGCTTGACCTGACATTAAAAGCGATCATCATGGGATGGGTGGGAGATTCGCCAAGCTTGACGTTTGACCACTTGTTTTGGTTGGCGAATTTGAGTTTGTTTTCTCTTGGCGAAATGGCCGCTCCTCTTTATGCTGCGCTGAGCAAGGCGGGGCAGCGCGGGCTTATCCCGATTGACAATTATCGAAAGGTGACCAAGGCTGGAATCTTTTTTGACCATGGCTTGCCGGATGATTGGCGCAAGGCCGGGTTTGTCGAACAAGGACCAGAGGTCTTGATGTCGTTGGGGTTGATCGCCTATTTCGTACAGGCCAACGGGGGTTGGGTGTGTATTGAAAATCGGCTTGGGCTGACACGTCCGCGTATTTCCGAACACTATACGCCAAATGAGATCATGAAGCTTTTGGAGAACTAGTAGGAAAAACAAATATGAGCTAGGAGAACAGAAATGAGCAGGCTGGCGGTGGAGCAGTTGCGCGCCATGAGAAACACTAGTCCGGCTTTATCTGGAATATGCGATTTGTGCCATGCTCCAGGCGCACAGTTTTTCTATCATGAAGACTCGGAAACGGGAGCTCGTGTTTGGGGGCAATTTCATTCGTATTGTTTGAAATATGTGATGGATCGGGCGATTCAGGTGCAGCGCATCTTGAAAGGATTATCAATGGTTCAGGGACTAAAGCCATGTCCGTTTTGTGGACGCGATGATAGGTTACTTTTAGAGGGTATTCGAGGGACTTACCGAGTTGAATGCGACGATTGTGGGGCCAAGGGACCCGGCTCGAGCTACGAAGCCAATGCAATCAAGGAATGGCAAGAACGAGTCCTCGGTAAAGGGATTGAAAGCAAGTTGCAGGCCAAACTTGAAGCAATGACTCATCACCTTCGGACCCAGATGACCAGAAATAGCCAGTTGAAACAAGAACTTACCGAAGTCTCAGCGGCGCTGATAAAATACCAAGGCGCGGAAATTGATGCGTTGCTAGAGGAAAGGAAGGCAAATGAGCGGGGGAACGAAGAATCTGTGTCTATCGATCAATGACTCTCATCGTTACGGCGATCCTGGTGATGGGATAGATGAGAAACGACTGGGGGAAATACAGGCGCGAGGGGACGCGGCGACGGGGATCTGGGTGGGGAATCTAGTCCGTGTTGTTTTGGAAGTTGGGACTAGCTGGAGGAGGAGTGAGCAATGTTTCTCTATGAAGGACCGGACACAGAAGTGCGAAACCTGGATTGGGTGTGGTGGTGTTTTGTGGGTGTGTTCATTGGTCTGATCGCCTTGTGTATAATCAAAACCTGTTAAGGAGGGGTAAAATGGGATTCAAGTTTCCCGAACCGACGATAGACGGCGCGACAACCGATCAGGCCATGCACGCCCTGCATGTTGGCGATCGATTCACGGAGATGCTGACCTTCTGGGTGACCATCATTGGTGTGTTCCCGTTCATCATCACGATCGAGCAGCATGCCGCCGGGAAAAAATCGTCCACGATGGTCCGAGTGTATGAGAATGGGGATGAATTCAGGAAACGGTTCCTAAACACAGCCGGCTACTGGATTAGACTATCAGACACCGGTAGAGATGTCAGCAAGTGGTATCCGTGGGCTGCCGCGGTGATCAAGGAGGGCAATGTTGGCCGGAACTATTGCCTCGAAACAAAGGAGTGGTCTGATGAGGAGAAGGAACATGAACAAGAAGCGATTGGAGGAAATTCAGGCGCGGGAAGATGCAGCGACCGAGGGACCGTGGGCGACGTGCGCTGACACAGGATGCACAAAGTGCATGGTGGTAATGGGCGCGGATTATCCAGTCGCTAATGTAGTTAGTGGAGAATGGGGCGATAGTCAAAGGGATGGATCTCTAGAGGTTGACATTCATAGGAAAGCATGATAGCATGGATATGTCGGGAATAGAAAAAAACCGATGGGCTGCCCCAAGTGGCCCGGTGCTTGAGCAATGCCAAGATTCGCCTCTGTTGTGGGGGTTGGTGTCCGGTGTGACGTTTTTAGGCGTTGCTCCGTCCGCCGGCCTTGGGCCAACTCCCACAAGAGCGGCGATTTTTGGTTCTACCTGGAGAAAAACAACGTTATGAGTATCAAAATAATGACCGATGTTTGGGATAACTCTGTTCAAAAAGGAAGCTCTCTGCTTTTGTTATTGGCTATAGCAGATCATGCCGGGGCAGATGGCTATTGTTGGCCTGGGGTCGAATCGTTAGCTAAAAAGATTCGAATGAGCGTTCGGACTGTCTATCGGCTTGTTGACCAGCTAGAGACAGATCGAGAAGTGTATGTTGTTCGGAATCAAAAAAACAATCGGTATATCGTTACTCTGGGAATGACCGATCGGCAGTTGCGAAATGTGCTAAGAAGCCATGGGGAGCCAACTCCTTTATGTGACATTTTGTCACATAAGAAAGAGGCCGTGAAAGAGGTTCTTGACCCGGAAATGTCATGTGACAACTTGTCATGTGACATTTTAGAGGTAGAAACTACACCAAATGTCACATCACATGTGACACAACCATGTCACCCTAATCATCATGAACCATCAACTAATCATCATGAAGAGAAAGAGATTTTTTCTTCAAAGCCAAAACAGGGGTCTGTTGCTGAGGAACCCGAGCTTTCAGATGCTGATTTATTTGGCACCTCGAATTTCACGGGCCCTAGTGTGCTTCCTGTTGGTCCAGGGTTTTTAGAACGTAACAAGGGGGCGGATATTATTGGCTTGGCGGCTGCCTCGGAAAAAGCTCAGCAAGAACGAGGAATATGGACCGTGCCTGTAGAGGGCGGCGGAATTAGCGGGTTTGAAAAAGCGCTTGAGGGGGCCTGTACGATCGCGCAGAGGTCCACTGAGGCCCTGGGGGACAAAACAACAAAACAATGGATGCGTCAATTACGTAAGATTGGGAAAGATAGTGAGTTATCCGGTGACCAACTAGCAGAGGCTATTCTGCTTTTGCCGGGGTTATTTCCGTGGGATCGTAACCACGATCAGTTCATAAACCCATTCAAGAAAGGCTTTATTGAAAAAGTTATTCTTGTCGGGCAGCGGATCAAGGGCGGTTTGACGCCAAAAGGGGAAAAGCAAAGTGAAACGTTTAGCAGTGAAGACTTCTGGGAGCAGCACCGTGTCGCAGGATGATAGGGGTTCTCCAATTGTGGCGCAGGTGGATGTTAGTTTCCCGGTGACTATGACGCCAAGAGGCTGGGAAATGTATCGAGCCAATATTGCAGGTCGTCCGCCTGAAAAAATGTGCCCGGTCTGTAAGGGGACCGGCTATCTAACTAAGGAAGTTGGGGGCAGGTCTATTTTCTCGTTGATCAACTGTCCTACCTGCACGAATGAGCGGGTGACTGAATGGATTTCTACGAATTCGGGTTTGAGCGCGTTCGAGCGGCGAAGTTTGCTAGATGCCTGGACTCCGATAGCATGGCCGCCTTCGGTTCCTAAACAAGAGCAGCAAGCCAGGGCCGCGCAACGAAAAGCTGTTAAAACAGCTATGGAACGGGTGATCCTCGATCGGAGTGGGATGTACCTGTTTTGGGGGGACTATGGATCAGGCAAAACGCTTGCTTTGCAGATCGCCTGCAACGAGTTTATCAATCGCCGGGTAGAGACGTTTTATTGTACGACTGAAACCCTGCTGACTCATTTGCGGTCTCTGTATGTAATGAAAGACAAGCAAGCAGATGATTTTTGGACTCGCATGATGACGATCCCCGTCCTGGCGCTTGATGAGGTGACCCGATTTAATACTACGTCATGGGCGCAATCTCAGTTCTTTTCTTTGATAGATACTCGATATCGATTGCGGGATTCTCTGGTGACTATGGTTGCGTCAAACGAGAATCCATTTCAAAAGTATGCTCAGGGGCAAGAAGGGGATGCAGACCTGGGTTACTTATTTTCAAGAGTGCTTGAGGGCGGTCCTTCCAAAGTTTTAGAGTTGCGGGGGGACGTGCGGCCTTCAGCGGGAGCAGCGTATGGATAAAACACCTTTGGAGCTCAGAGAAGAAGCGGCGGAAATGGTAGCAAAGAGTCAGGCGGCGCAAGACAAAATCGCTGATCTTTTAGCGCGTAGGGAAGCGCGGAAGCAAAAGCCAGGACGAAAGCGAAAACCGCCGCCAACTGTTGTAAGTCATGCGCTTGACGCAGCGCTTGCAACAGAATTTGCGCCGGCTGAGGTGCCCGGAGACCTGAAGATCGGGTTTGATAAAAACGCCCGGGGCTATATGATGATGCCAAGCCGAACCGTGGTGATCGTCGGACAGAATGAGTATGGTTGGCATATGATTCTAGGGCACGATCGTCGAATGCCCACGTGGGCCGAGGTCCAGGCAGCGGTGATTAACTTGACGCCAAAAGATGTTTTGATGGGGTGGTTTGTTCCACGGAAGAAACCACCGAATAGCAATTTGATCCATTTGTGGCAGGTGGTGACGCAACCGAATCAACCAAAAGGGGATGTTGACAATGACCAATCAACAGGCCAAGGTCCAGGCGAGGCTAATGAAGAAGATTCTAACGCGCCTTCAGACCAAGCAGATTAGAGAAGACCTAGAAAAACAGGCTATCGGGCTAGATAGGCCCGCTCAAATTGTGAACGCGTGTATGACGCTTTCTGCGACTGAAAGGGGAAGGCTCTTAAAAGAGATCTACGACTCGCTACCGAAAGAGGATCAAGAAAATCTGCTTTTCTGTTGTGAGTCTTTAGAGATTCGAGGGCTAGGGATCGCGTCTTTTCTGGAATTGTGTTTGGCCTTATGGGTGCATCCAGATTGTCGAAAACGAATGCGGCAAGGGCTATTGAAAAGCGGGCTTTTATGAAAAGCAGGCTCTGGGATAATGAAGAGTGGATCGCAGCGGTTGACTTTGCGTGTGCAGCGTTGGCGAGAAAAAAGGACTATGACTGTCAGATAGCGCTGGTGAAATTGAATGCCCTGTTAGAACAGGCTCAAAACAAGCCCGCGTTTGCCGTCAATCCTCTTTTTGACGTGATGAGCCTGGATTCGCCTTGGAAACATCAGGATCGGCGGTTGGTTCGAAAGGATGGCAAGGTTCCACGGTTTGGGATTGGAGCTCAAAACAAGTATGATACCATGCCGACTAAGCTGATAGAATCTTTGCCGATTGCACCCATTATGGCGAAACCGTCTGTCTGTTTTTCCTGGGGTACGATGCCCATGACGCCGGAAGCAATGACGACTATGGAGAAATGGGGGTTTTCGTTTAGCACGGCGGCCTTTACGTGGTCCAAGCTCAATCGGGGCATGGCTAACTGGACCGACGAAGAGAGGTGGAAAGCTCTATGGGGGCGATCCTTGATTGAATTCTTGAATCTGTTGGCCTTCTTCGGGGTAGGGTATTGGTCTAAAAGCAATGCGGAAACGGTGTGGTTGGGCACACATGGGAAACCAGTGCTTAAACCGGTCTCGAACAAAATCTCTAGTATGGTCTTTGCTCCGATTTCCATTCATTCCCGGAAGCCGGGTGAGGTGATGCGACGGATTGTCGAGATGTTTGGCCCAAAGCGGCGATATATAGAACTTTTCGCTCGAGAGGAGAACGAGGAAGGTTCTGCTTTGCCGGGATGGATTGCGACTGGGGGTGAGTTTGATAATCTTGATGTGTTTGACGCCTTGAACCAGTTGGCTGCGGCCAAGATAGACGTTGACTTGTCCTATGAGGCGTTGCTGAGCAGGTCGCCAGATCGCGCCTTATCTGTAGCTGAATTATTGTCTGAAGCAAAAGAGGGGAAAAATGCCTGATATTTTAAGTGAACCAGGGTCTGTAATTGTGCCAAACAGAATCAATTTGATGATCCCCTTTTTGAGTCAGCCGGGGGTTGGCCCAATGATGGAAAGTATGTTCCGCCGAATGAACGATGTTGAACAGGTTTGGGCAGAAAATGAGATACTAAAAAACAATCTCATGCCTACGGTTAAAGACCTGGACCGGTTGGGGCGGTTGGCCGCCATGGCCGTTCAGTCTGGGAACTCAGCGGCTTTTATTCGAGCGGCTGCGGGGGTTTTGCAGGCGGCGGCTCCCGTTCCTAGCATTACTAATTACTTGTGTCCATGTTGGGTTTGTCGTACTCGCCGTGCGGTCCGGGGCTTGTTTCGTCGGCTAAGAGGTTCGAGGTTGTTTACACGAAGACAAGATTCTTTTCCATTGGGTTTTAGGGAAAACGACTAGAAGAAAGGGACTGAAATGAGTGTAGTCAAAGAATTGGCGCTTGTTGAAGAGGGGACCCAGTTAGAGCGATTGATGATGTTGGATCAAACTATGCAACCTGGAGACTGGGATTTGGTCCTAGAGACGACTCGTAATCTTTGGGGGCAGGCGTCTCAGCGGGGGGATTTTTATACCGTGGCACGTATGGCTCTGATCTATTCGTTTCGTCATACGATCATGCCGGGCGGGAAAGCAAAATTCCAGTGCGTGCAAATAACAGACGCGGGGCCTGCTTTGAGTTGGGAAGAGTTTTGCTTTGCCCATCTTGAAATGAGCCCATCGACAGCATCAAACTACCTGAATAATTGGGCGATCTATTCAGTAGAGATCGGCTATCGCTTGCCGGACTTGGTGCGGGCCGGTCCGCAACGGCTGAATATCGCCAGGACGACAATGAAGCGGATGTATCCAGACGTGCCGGCTGAGCTTGTGAACGGGATTTTTGGATGCCCTGATTTGTGCGACAACTGCGGTCAGGATGTGGGTTCGTCCGGGGTTGATCCGGAACTATGTCCGCATTGTGGTGAGATTTTCAAGCCTCTGGGTCCTCTGACTGTCGCTGAGTTGCAGAACCTGTTGGAGCAGTATAAGGACGAAAAGAAGAAAAAAGACGCCTTCTTGATTATGGCCGATCTGGAAGTTGGCCTAGAAATGGTCCGAGTGATTCCTTTTCAGGTGATCGGGGATCAGAGATTGCCATTGCCTGCGTGGGAAATTCCGATAGCGCGCAAAGGGGAGGTTATCCCAGAGGGAGCTATTAGCAGTGACGATGTGTCAGCCTTGACCAAGTTTTTGCGAAAAAAGTTCAAGAGATAGACAAGTGAGGAAACGATGCGGGAACTGTGGCGGGAACTGTGGTTTAATGTGACCGTTTTTGTTCTGGGTGTTGGAATTGGTACAAATCTAGGAGTTCTCGTTATGGCCGCATGTTGTGCAAGCTCAGGGAAGCCTTTGGGGGATAGTAAGCGGGGGAAAAGCCCAGAACGGGAATTGCAAAAACAGATTGTCGCTTGGTTAAGAAGTCGGGGGTGGTATGCTCGAGTGCTCAGTACACAAAAAGCCATGCCTGCGCAATTGGCAGGCTTGCCGGATGTGATGGCCTGGAAAGGGAGCGTGAACCTGATGATTGAAGTCAAGGCTCCTACTGGAAAGCTAAGGCCAAAACAGATTGAGTTTTATATGGACTTGTGCAAAGTGTTGGAGCCAGGAACGCCGCATATTGAATATGTGACGGCTTATCACTTGGCGCAAGTCCAAGACGCAGTGACTATCTTGGAATTGGGTGGGTACGCTTAGAAAGAAAGGGGAAAGACCATGTTTTACGTGATGTCGGAAGCGGTGACCAGGGCAATGAAAATTGTAGGACCAATTCTACCAAAGAGATCGACGGTTGCAGAGTTGACTCGGTGCACAATCTTTACGGATGCTGAGGGAAGGGTCCTTGTCTCAGGGACAGATTTCGAATCGATCCTTGCTTGCGAGTTGGGCGCAGTGGATGTGCAGGAGTGGCCGGAAGACCGGTTATGGGCCCTGCCTGCGCGGGATATTCAAGATTGGACGACGCTTGTTGATGGTCGGTTGGAGGTCTATTTCAAAGAGACAGGCGTGCAATTCAAATCTGAGGCTACAAAACGCCGGGCAACGTTTAAGGGAGTGACAGTTGACCGGGCTATGTTGTCTGTGGCTCCGCCAAGATGTGAAACGAGACTGTTCTCAATTGACCCGCACGTGCTCAAGATCGGGCTGAAGCGAGTTCTTTTTTCAGCAGCGAAAGATGAAACGAGAGAGGCGCTGAACTGTTGTTCGATTCGCGGGTATGATTCGTTTATCGAGTTTCTTTCCACTGATGGGAATAGACTGAGCAGGCTAGAGACAAGAGGCTTGATTACTGAGGATTTTTCGCTGGTCGTGTCCGCTCCTTTGCTTGCTCGATTGTTGCCGTTGCTCGAACATGAAGTGGCTGCTGTCGAGGTCTATACCAGCAAAAAACAAGACTGGGTTGAATTTTGCTTGGCCGGGAATAGCGGCAAAAACGAAGGTTTGATTTGGGATATTCGATACCTTGCGATTACAGCAAACGTAAAATATCCCAAGGTAAAGGGGATTATCCCAAAGCAGGCCGCCGCAACGACTACGGTCAAGTTTGATAATGTGAAGGAGTTGTTGAAGGCAATGGACCGGGCGCTGCCTTTTACCACAGGAGACAACCATCCGTTGAATTTCGAGTTTTTTCCCGAAGAGGGCGTTGTGACGATCAAGACGCCAAAAGCAGAGATTGGTGATTTTGAGTATGAGAATATGACGCCGGCGCTAGTTACGGGCAGGCCGATCAGCATGTGGTTTGACGGTAAGCTGTTGGCTGAAGTCTTGCGCGAGATCGATTCGTTTACGATGGGCCTAACATCGCCATTTCAGGCCGCACGGCTAGATACAGAAGATCGGTGCTATACCCATGTCTTGATAATGTTGGACCCAAAGAGGTTTGCAGATCAGTAAGATTGCCTCTTGACAGACCGTCTTGATTGTGATATACTGGAATCGTAAGTAGGGGTTGACCAGTCACTGACAAGAAAGGCGGTCTGTTAAATGGAAAGGCACGCAAAGGCGCTTCAGGAGCAAAGCAGGACCCATCACGTGTTTTTGTCTAAAGCATTTGGCAAGTATACCGTTCTCAGCGGTAACAGTAATAAAACATATACTGTTACTGAATTGAGTAACGGTTCTTTTGTTTGTGTCTGTGAGTGGGCTACTTGGCACCGAAGCGATAGGCAGCCGTGTTCTCATATCATCGCAGTCCAAAACTGGTTGGAAGAGGCGCGGCATCGGCGCGTTTCGGTTTGGGATAGTGAAGCGCAGGCTCGGCGGCAACATCACCCAGTCGAGCGGATTGGTCGCCAGTTATGGGCAACGAGTCGGATAGTTGCCCGCCAGAATTGGGGCGATAAGTTGAATTTAGCACGCAAGTATGTAGCTGTCAGCTATGATAGGGCGAAGGGGGTTTGGTGGGTGCAATATCGAGAAAAGGCAGCAGGGGCTGCTCCAACGGATAGCGATTCACATGTTGGCGAAGTGACCAAGTTGCAAGTGCATCCCAGTTTCTTGAAGTTGATTTATGCGCTTCAGGCGGGGGGCTTTGTTGGGCAGATTTTCAACCGGGCCCGTACCGGCTGGGTTCAAATTGCGGAATTGAAATAACAAGAAGGGAATGCTGATGTTGACAAACTTTCTTACGGGGCAAGCTGATAGTTCTATTGCTGATTCGGTTTTTGATACGGTAAAGGCCATTCGTGAACGATGCGAAGAAAACGATGCGCCCTTGTCCGTGAGTCAGATCAATGCGATCCAGAGTGTGGTTTTAGATACACAAATTGAACCTTTTACGCGGGGGACCGACATTCAGGTTGATGGTAAGCAGCGGGCACATATTTGCCGCTTGATAGAAGGGCATGACCCGGAACTGCGTGAAAAACGGATAAGGGTTCTTTGTCGAGATTTGCTTGATAGCGCGGAAAGAGATAACGTGTTAGCTCGGTTGTCTACTATTGAGTTGGCGGATCGGATTCGTGATGAGGTTTGGGCAGAGATGCAAGCGTTTATGCCTGCCTCTGATTTAGTCCAGGCCGGGATCGACCGGCTGCGCTTGTTGGATCAATTGAAAGGATGTGGCTATGACGGATAAAAACATTTTGAGCACAGAGGAAATTTGCGCGCAATTGCGTCGGGCAAACGAGTTGATTCTTGACCTGTTGAACAAAACTCAGTGGGCCGTTAGCGGGGGGTCGCCTTCTGGGAAAACGGTCTTTTATTGCCCTTGTTGTGGGGCCGCGTTTGACCAGCGGGAGCATAGTGCCGGCTGTTCTTGGAAAGAGCTTTCTGAGTTGATGGGACACAAGAGCAAGCCCAGAAAACCGCTTGGGGGGTTTTCTGCCTTACAGTTTGGTGATCTCTATGGAATGACTGTAACCTTTGATCGTGGGAGCAAGGGGAAAGTCTTTTTTTTCAATGTGACTCGCCTGGAAGACAGGGGCGGTCCCAATACACAGAGCGTGTTTTATTTAGAGAGCGCTCTGTTGCATAGCAGGATGACCTATCCGATAGATGTGAGGTTCACTGCTTTGTCTTTTGAACCATCCAAGCGGCTGAGAGATGTGTTCATCGAAGAAGAGGAGTAGCGCTAAAATGGCGATAGAAGAAAGAAACCTCGTTGGGTATAGGTGTTCAGATTGTCATTCCGTGATGGCGTTGCCTTGGGTCCCTTTTGCCCGGGCTTGCCCTGCTTGCTCCAAGAGGAATCTGGAAAAGATCGTGATTCCGCATCCTGGGGACCGCATTTCTGTGCAGAGCGTGAATATGCTCCCGGTTTCTGAGTGTTATGGAAGCCCGGCGCAACGGTCGCATATGGCGTCTTGGCTCCCGGAGACTGAGGCCCTGGCAACAGTGGTCTCGGAACCATGGGCGTCCAGGCTTGGAAACTCATGGAAAGTTGGGATCAGTTATCGCGTGATCCCCGATATGGCAGGCTCCAAGGTCTATGACTTGCATTTTTCACAGTTCGAGGTGGTGAATACCGGTCCGCATACTCCAGAGTGCCGGGCGAATTACGAGCAGTGGGGAAGCCTTGTTCTGATTTACACGATCGCGCATGAACATTTCTGTCACAAGTGTCAGGGTTGGGGCGGCTCTGAGAGCCAGTACGATCCGTCGCCTGCGGGTATTTCTTTGGGATCTGGTGGGACTATGACCGATGTCGAGCTATGCGATGAGTGCACGGAAAACGGGCGCTGCGCTCGATGTGGCCGCCAGATACTGAATGAAAAAGAGCTTAACGCCGGGAAAGAGATAGGTGTTTGTCCTTTTTGTGGTTTTGAGTACGGGGACAGTGGCTATCCTGTAATCCCCGAGTGCTATTGCTGGGAAGACGAAGCTTTGATATCAGCGGGGCTTGATGTTCAGTGCTTTCCGGTTACCCGGTTAGACACGGAATGGAAAAATAAAATAGAATCAGCAGCGCGGTTCTTTTTCCAAGAGGTTCCGCTTTTTGTGCAGCGGAATGAAGATGAGCCGGCATAGCAGGGGGACAAGAAATGATTTTTCCCGTTGCAATCAAGAGCCAGGGGGCTAGTCATGGCGCGAGATGTGTTATCCAACAAAACGATCTCTTCTCGGCTTCAAGCAATTAAACGTGCGCATGAAGTTACTGCTCAGGGGACCGTTTATGCTTTTTCTGATTCCATAGACAGCAGCGGGAATAGCATTGATCTTGCTTTTCGTATGAAACTTTACCGGGCAGGATTTTTTACTGCAATCGATTCAATTCTTGTCGCTTGCCAGTGTGAACAAGACGATTTGAGCGCTTTTATGGCAGAAGAACTGAGATCGATCATTTCTTCTGCTGAACAGGTTCAAGTGGATACAGCAGAGAATATCATTGAAATGCTCTGTCCTGGGAATGGGCACGATGATCACAAGAGCATGGTCGGGTGTTTCACTCGGGGATTTACGAGTGCTATGGATGCGATCAGGACAACTCTCCTCATTGATAATCCGAAGCGGTCCAAGGCGGTTGTTGTAAAAAAGAATGTAGCGGTAAGAAGTGACTCGGACCTTGAAGAGCTCGATTGGGAGGGTTATTTGTGGCGCTGGGAGCAACATCAAGCTATGATGAAACGATATTGAGAGGAGAACAAGGTGTTTAAGCTGGATTGCAGGATCGCTTTTGCTGAAGAAGCCGAATGGTCTGAGTTTGATTTTTTGCAGGCTATTGAGGTTGAAACATGGCGCAAAGAGCTAGAGTATCGTCTGACTGATGCGCTTACAAACCATATCGCTGCTTTTTCTCATCTTAATGCGCTTCTTGAGGTTCGCGTTGTGTTTGCAGGGAAAGAAGAGGCGGTTGATGGTGAGCCAGGGGCAGGGCCGGATAGCGCTGAAAAGTGGAATTCGGTCGTATTGTCGATCGATGATGGGCCTTATGTCCGGGCCGCCAGGGCAGCGGTTTCAGTGTTTGCTCGACGCGTGCGACTGGTCAATGAAGAGATCGCGGATCAGCTTGAGGCGGCATTGTCTGAATTCCCGAATCCTTGGCATGAAGCGGTGGGGTTGGACCCTGCGCTTATAAAGCCAAGCTTTGTCATTCCAGAACAGCAGTGCTCAAATTGCGGTAATAGCATGGAAGCAGTTGCGACTGATGGCAAGCAAGAGTGGGAACCGTTTTTCCAGTGCCCGGAATGTGGTGCTCAGGTGACGCCGGATTGCGATTTGTGGCCGTTTCAGGGAACGTTTGCCCGTTGCGTGGACTGGGAAACGGCTGGATTTAGGGTAGTATGATGATAGAAAACGAGCGAATGAGGAAAGCGATTATAATGATGACAAAACCGATCTTGTTTAAGCGGGACATGGTTCAGGCGATTCTCGCTCAGCAGAAAACGCAAACCAGACGGATTATCAAGCCACAACCATTTGAAACGTTATGGGCCGGATCAGAGAGGACAACGTTAGGTTGGAATAGGGGGATTTATAATCCATACCAATGTGATCCGGCAAAAGAACTTGCGCGGGCTTGCAAGTACGGGGGCCCCGGGAGTTATCTTTGGGTGAGGGAGACATGGGCAACAGCACGGGAATATGACCACTTGAGCCCATCCTGCTTGCCTGCTTACGCGCCAATTCATTACTTGGCAGATGAAACCTCTTCGTTCGAGGTTGGGCGCACGCGGGCGTCAATTCATTTGCCGTATGCATTCAGGCGGTTGGTACTGTGTATGGATAATGTGCGCGTGGAGAGAGTGAAGCAAATTAGTGAAGCTGATGCCAAGGCGGAAGGCTGCGTTTTACCCAGTGACTGCGCGGCTCTTATGCGCGCAATGTTTTATGCGCCCTATAAAGAGGTGTTTCGAGACCTTTGGAACGAGATCAACGAGAAGCGTGGTTTTGGTTGGGACCTAAACCCATGGGTTTGGGTATTGTCATTTCATATTCTACAGGAAAGGAAGGCAAGATCATGAGTGAGGGGTCTTTTGTGATCGTGAATCCCGATGCGTTGAATGATTTGGCAAGGGAATCAGCTATGACCATGTTTACGCCGCTAAACCCTATTCCTGAAAAGTGGGAAAAGGGTTGGTGGAAGTATAGAATGGCTTCGTTCAGGACTGGGCAAGAACCAGAGTTGCTGTCTCAGTACGATTATGCTGGCATAGGGCGGATATGCCGGATCAAAGAGCCATACGCGATTCAAGATCTGGTCTGGCATATGGGATCGGGAGTTGTGCCATACGCTCGTATCGTTTATCAATCGGATACGAGCGATTCACAAAATATGTACGCGCCTTTTTTCAGGAGTGTCTTGTCGTCTGATGAGTATAATCGAGAGATGCGTCATGGGCTCGTATCGGGTTGGCGATTGGCAGAGGGCATGCCATACTGGGCGTCTCGATATTTCGTCTTGGTTCAATCTATGAGCGCTATGAGGGCGCAAGATATCACGCTAGAAGAGATTCAGGCCCGGGGGATCATGTGTGAGTTTTGCGCGATTGGCGGAATGGGTGAGTGCACGTGCCGGCAGAAATTTGCTGAGCAATGGGACGCGGCTTATTTGAATGAGTGTCACAAGTGGGCTGCGTCTCCGTGGGTATGGCGCTTTGTCATAAAGATGATGACTAATAGAATGAAGTCTCAAAGTGAATAGCTTTCTAGCGAAAGTCAAGCCAGCGGTCCAAGAGACCTTGGGGCTTGATGTGCTCGACGCGGGGATCGCACAGCTAAACTCGTTACCTCGAAAATCCCTATATCGCTGGTCTGTCTCTGTCTTGAATGGGGAAGTGTGTCTTACTGGGCGGCTCTTTATCTCACATCCGAATAGACGGACCTGGGAAGAGGTGGTCGATTTGTGTTTTGCCAGTGTCCAGGCGGTCCTGAAGTCTCTTGCAGAGCAAATAGAGTTGAAAGAGTGATCGTTTCCTTGTAGTCAGGTGCTGATTTGTGTTATAATAGAGGTATGATTTAGTGATTGTATTGGAGTCGAGCAGGGGGACTGACTATGGTTTGGCTAAAAACGTCTGCGGAAAAGGTTCGTGCTGAGAAGTCGATTCAGTCTCTCAAGTCAGCTTGGCTTGCCTCTTCTGGAGGGCTCCAGGATACGATCGAGGCGCTATTTGTTGATCTCGCTCGTAAAGGCGGGGCTGGGTCCGGGAATTATGGACATTCGGGGCGTCCTGGCATGCGGGGGGGATCGGGCCCTGGGGGCAGCGTGGGCGGGTCCGGACAAGCGCCTGCGCAAGCACAGTATAACGCGGGGATCACATCGGCTAGGCCGGGCAAGACCCGGGCGCAAGTCGAAAGCGAGATGTCCGATTTTCAATCCGCCCTTGAGGCTACTCCAGCAACGGGCGTTTCTGTGCAGATGGGTACGGGCGGCTGGGAAGGTGGTGAGGAGCCCACATGGATCACAGAGTTCAAAGATGGTCCAGAGGCTGTTGCTGCTGTGGCCGCGTTTGCAGAAAAGCATGATCAAGATGCCGCTCTGCTTATGAAATATGTTCCAGAAGGAACAGCGGGCGCTAGTCCGCAAAAGAGATTTTCGTTTCAGCGTGGGTTGGAAGAGCCCGAGCTCAGAGAAATAGAAAAAGCGATGGTTGGCGAAGGGGTTGGCGGGTGGACCTGGGGGAAAGGGCCAAAAGGTCAGACTTTGATGATTCAGCACGTGCCTGACTGGGTCGGACAAAACGCCTGCACAATTTAACCAAATGACCGGTTCAATCAACTCGTTTCTATCTGATGCCGGGTATAAGCCCGGTCAATCCACCAATTGGACAGATGTCACTGTCATGGAAAGGGGAAATTACGGAAAATGGCAATAGAGAATGATCCTGTAGCGGCAAGAATGTTTGCAAAGCATGGCGCAAAGCTGATTGCTCTTCGTGAAAAAAGAGATCAGGCCGCCGCCGACGCGTTGAATGCTTCGCTCCCGGTTTTAGCTGAGGGCATTGGTAGCTCTCAGGCGATTGTCATTCCAAAGCGGAAAAAGGAAGAGGGCACGGCTTCCGGGTAAAGTCGTGCTTTTTACCTTCTTTCTCCTTGTTCCACTGTTGGGGCATATCGCTTATGCGATGTGCCCCACTTTGTATCTTGACGCCGGGCATGGTCCTATGCTATAATTAGGATATGTATTTCAAGTTGACCAGAGCTAGTTTTTCCGGAAAAAGACAAGGGGAACGTGATGGGTGATCGCGTATGGTTTCTTGATGATTTTATGTCGGTTCCCAAGTTGGGAAGCGAGTGCTGGCGCATGATCTGGTCTGAGGGCCGGGCATGCAAGAACTGCAATCGCCTGGATTGTTACCGGCGCGGTTGGGACCGGAAACGAGTGGACCTTGATAATGTTCGACTAGTGCAAGAAAGGCTGAAGGCTAATGAACAAGGGGAAAAAGATCGCGTTTGCAGTGGGGATCGGTGCTGTGGTGGGGGGCGGGATTGCGCTTGTGGTAAAGGCGCTTCGGGATAGGCCGCCATTCGAGCAGGGGTTATATGCTGTTCTTACCGAGATGTTGGATTCTATGCCTGAAGAGGAAATGTCAGATCGGGATTGGATTTTTGCCGATGGCTGCGATTTTGAGAGTCTGCCTGTTTCCTTTGATCCTATAGGGGCAGAGGGTCCGTGTTTGAGGCCCCGTAGCTATTCGGTTGACTTTTCTGCCTGCGAATGTGAAGAGGAGGATAATGAGCCTTGGCAGTCGCCGGTCGATGTTTTTGCGTGTCTTGAGCGGATCGAGCTTTGTGATTGGGACTGGTCTTGTTACCGGGGGACCGATGATTCCTTGGGCGTGTGGCTTGGAGACACTGGGTGCGATGACGTGCTGACTAAACGATTTATAGGATATGCTTCTATTCCTGAAAGGTTTGATGCTGCGGCTCTGTGGATTGCAGAGATGGCGGACAAGGTTGAAGCTTTGGACCGGGCGGAAAGGCCAGGGACTGAAGAGATTATCAATTCTGAGCATATAGATCAACAGGCAGGCTCTCTGTGTGAGCCGGCGCAATGAGGACCTGGGATTTTGGCAAGCATCTAGTTATTCAGGGGGACGCGGGCGGCTGCAATGGAAAAGCCGGTACAGATACAATTCTAAGAAAGGATAGCCATGTCGGCAAACTGGGGGCAAAAACCTAAAGACAGCGGGTATATTCTCCGCTCTGAGTTGACGTTTCGCCAGCGGCTGTATTTGGCTGCGTTCAAAATGGCGGCGGGGTCGCTTCTTGCGTTGTTCTGCGAGGCTTGCGTTGCTGTCTTTTATGTGTTCTTGATTTGTTCTTGGCCTATCGCCTCTGTTTTCTATGATCAGGTTCGCATCTATATAGATATGATGGTAGGGTCAGGGTCTCTATTCTTGGGTGCTCTGTTTTTGTGCTTTATTTTTGTTGGAGCCCTTGTCGGGGATAAGGTTGATCCGGAGAAGATTCAAGATGGGTAAAAAAAGAGAAAAGGCAGCGCCTGATTGGATTCTCTCTTTACGTAGGGAAACAAGGCCCAAAATAGTAGGTCTGGTAGAGGCCGTAACCCCGGGGGCCGCCGATCCTCTGAGCTTCAAGGTTTCAAAGGTAGCCTATAGCCGGCAGATTGGGCCGGCTATAGCTTTTTCATTACTAGGACCTAAGAACCTGGGGTATGGACTGGTGACCCGGTTGAAGGATACTATGAGTCCCCAGTCTGAAGAGGTACGGTTTTGGGCTTCCCAGCTTGCAGAAATTATTGACGTTCGGTTCGAGGGACAAATCCACTATGTAACTCATCCGCCGTCAAGCGGGAAGCGCGAATTTCACCTTGCGACTCACCTTGCTCGACATGTTGCTGAACAACTAGAGATGCCCTATGCTTCATTATTTTCAAACCCAAACGAACGGGGGCATAGGGCGTCTCTTCATGAAAAGCTGCGGGAAGCAGGCGAGGCCGTATATGAATACGGTCGAAAGCCTGACCGGTCACATATTCTAGTTATCGATGATGTGATTTATACGAGGGGGACAGCTAACCGATGTATCAAGGCGGCTCGAGGAGACCGATTATCGTTCGTCGTTCTGTACATGTGAATCAGGCGAGAAAGCAGGGACAACGAAGACCTTTTTCCCGGTTTTCTTCGCGTACTTCATGGTGTAAACGGTTCCGCCAGTAGCTCGTAGATCGTAGCAGGCAATGACAATCTCAGCGCGATCTACCATTGCACGATTGCGCACAAAAGGCGCGCCGCGTCCATAGCGCGTATAGTTGGGCGGATGTGATTCTACAGGAATATCATGCGCCAGGGCATACGCCTTGACCTGGGAATCAAAGCCCTTTGCTTCCCCTTGAACCCAAACGGCATTGGGATAGTGTGCCGCTATGCGGTCTAGGTAGCTAGGGTCTGTTATCTTATTTCGGTGCCCGGTGAACGCAATATAGTTAGTCATACCTTGATTGTACCATACCGGGGGGTGCAAAGTCAAGGGGGATCGGGGAAAAATCGTGGGCAGAAAGTCTATACTAACTGAAACGATTCAAAATAGTATTTGTGAGCGACTGCGTTTAGGGGCAACGATCAGGACCGCAACTGTGAGTTCGGGCATTTGCTTGGCGACGTATTATGTCTGGCTCAACAGGGGGCAGGCGGAAAAGGCAAGGCTTGAAGAGCCGGGGACACGGACCCGAAAAAAAGAAACGCCGTATGTGGTTTTTTTAGATGCAGTAGAGAAAGCTCAGTCGGACGCTCAAATTTTCCATCTTACTCAGGTAGCCGAAGAGGGCGGTGCAGGGTCTCGGTGGATACTTGAACGCCGTTGGCCGGATGAATGGGGCAAGACGGAAAGAGTTCGAGTTGATGGTAGCCTGGAACACTCTGGGCAGGTAACGATTGAAAATGTGATCAGAGCGCTTCCTGTTGGGCTGCAAGAGCTCGTGCGCGGCCTACTAGAAGAGGCAGTCGAGGGCGAATTGGATAATGCTTGATCTCCAGAAAACGGCAAGCCTGCCTGTAACGGAAGAGGTTGCGCGGGCGTTGGCCGCTGCGTTATTAGAGGCATACCCAAAGGCAGAGATCGCAAGGGCGGTTCGGGGGCCTGCATTTGATTCGGTATGGCCGGATCAGTTTGTGAACAAGGTCACTGGGAAGGTCTACACGCCGCATAACGAGGCAGAGCGACTGTGGGTTTATTCAGATGAGCCAAGGAATACGCTGCTGAAAGGCGGTGAGGGGTCTGGTAAGTCTGTGGCCGGGATTATCAAGACGTTGGGGCGATTGCGCCGTGGTATGGGCGGGGCTATGTGTTGTGTAGCTCCGGAGACGATGATTGCCGGGGTTCCAATCGCTGAGCATACTAAAACCATGCAGGTCTCTACTTTGAGTGGGGAGGCTTGGGCAACGTCTAGTTTTTTGAAGGGCAAAGCCGATCTTTTTCTTCTGGTATCAGAATCGGGTGAGTCGGTGACGGTAACAGGCGGCCATTATTTTCTGACACCAACTGGTTGGCGTCAAATGGCAAGCCTTTCCGTTGGAGACGTAATCGCTGCTGATGGCAGCGAGAATGATCCGCACAGGAAACAAAAACTGCAAGATTCTCAGGTTGATTGTTTGCCGGGTTACAATCTATATGGTGGATTGTCCAATTGCGGGGAACGATATGCCCAAGGCAAAGAGCAGCAACTTGTTTGGTCAATTCTTGGCGGCGCTCATGAGGGCGAGAGCCTTTCCCGTGGATATACTGACCATTTTTACGACCAGCTATACTTGGGCGGGGGCGAGTTGGAATGTTTGCCGCTTGTAGCCGGCTGGAAAGAGTTTTGTGAGTTATTTGGTATTTCTCAAGAATTTGTCCAATCGGAAGGCCCGTTTTATAATCAGCAAGAAGTTGCTTTTCGTTTAGCTGAGCTATATGCGGGTAACGACGAAGAAAAGCAGATCGCCCATTTGCTTTTAGAATCTGGGATATTCGGCTTGGACAACAGCCAACAATGGAAGCGATATCTTTCAATTCTTTTCCTGAATCAAAAAGTTGGAGGATTAGATCAATCGGCAGTTTTGTCATATCCTTATTATAATCCTGAAGTGAGGTGGACGCAAGTAAAAAGTATATCATTTCAACGATTTGGTGAGTTTTATGATTTGTCAATTCCGGGGATCGGCAATTATAGTGCGCATGGTTTGTGGCACCATAATTCTCCAGACCTTGAGCACATGAAAAAGTCGCTATGGCCTGAATTCCGGAAATGGTGCCCGGAAGAGGTGTTAATTCCAAGGCATAGATATCGGCTGAATGAGGGTTGGGAGCCGTCAAAGCCGTTCAATTTGGTGTTTTACACGGATATCCCTGGTCGAAAAGCAACGTTGATGTGTGGGGGAGCCAAGGAAACTATCATCGGAGCCTGGGAAGGTCCGAATTTATCATTTGTTCACCTGGACGAAATTAGACGGCATAGAACGCCGGCAGCGATCAAGATGTTCGCTGGTCGAACCAGGATACCCGGGCCAAAAGGCGAACCGCCGCAAATATACCTGACCACAACGCCTCGGAAGCATTGGCTCTTTGACTATTTTGGGCCAACAAGCTGCAAGTGTGAAAGTTGTGGGGATGTCTGGGTTTTCCTCACAGAAGGGGCCCCGTTTGCGTGTCCAAAATGTGGGCGGACCGACATTAAAGAGGATGATGAAAAGGCATATTACAAGCGAAAAGCGTTGACCGTTACGCTGAGGACTGAAGAGAACATTGAAAATCTGGACCCGGACTATATGGAAAGCAGGCGCGCTCCCTTGTCAGCGGCTGAAGCTCGAATCGTTCTTGATGCTGAATGGGAAGATGAGGATAGTAACGAGAGATTTCTTCCGACAATGCTTTGGTGGGATGCGTGCAAGATTGACGTTCCTCCGCTGGGTAGGAATGAGCCGATTATCATTTCCTTGGATGCTGCGACTGGTCGAAAGGCGTCTGCGAGTGACTGTTTTGGTTTAGCAGTATTGAGCAGGCACTGGGATAAGGCTCTTCGAGGGAGCACCTGGGTCGTGCGTGAATCGTTTGCGTGGCAGGCCAAGGCAGGACAAAAGCTGAATTTTCAAGGGACGGAAGCAGACCCGGGGCCTGAGCGGGTTTTGTTGTATCTTTGCGGTTGGGGCTTGAAGCCGGACGGTAGTTATTACAAGGAAGATGTGAAGAGATATAACGTAAAGGCTGTTATTTATGACCCTTCTCAGTTGCACGATATGGCTCAACGGCTTTTGCGGCGGCGAGTTGTTTGGATGAAAGAATTTTCACAGGGGAATCCGCGCATCCAGGCGGATACCGATTTGAAGCGATTGGTTCAAGAGCGGCGCATTTTACATGACGGCAATCGGTTGCTTTGGGACCATATCAATAATGCGGATCGGAAGATGGACGAATCGGGCAAGCGGTTGCGGCTGGTCAAGCGGTTTGATGCGCTCAAGATTGACTTGGCTGTTTGTTTGTCTATGGGTTGTCATGCAGGGGCGGAAATGAGGTTGTGATGTCATCTTTACGAGGGACAGACCTGGAGAAGATTCGACCAGAAACACGCTCTTTGATTGAGGATATGGATTGGAATGTGTTCGTCCTAAAACATCCTTTGCCCAGAGGGTGGTATCGGTATGAGATTGTCATTCACGATAGGGCGGAAGTGGTGCCAGATGATGTTTATAAAACTCCGATGGTCCAGATGTCGGGGGTTTATTTACCCGTCTTGGCGACAAAGGCGGTCCATCTAGCGCTTCAAAAACAAAAGGAAAGGGGAGGAGATGAAGGGGCAAGAAACGATTGAGAGAAATGACCAGATACAAGAAATTCTAGGTTTTGAGAGGCCGGCAATGCCTGCTTTTTACAAGTGGGCTCAAAAGAAGCTTTGGTATCCGGATTGGCTAGAGGCAATGGGGCTAGATGGGGATCGGGATTTCTACTGGAAAGATGATACCCGATTTTCATTCAATCCGCCGCGCTGCGAGTTGTGCGGGCGGCATTGGCATCCTAAAGAGGGTCTTTTTTCGGAAAAGTTTATCGCTGTTTTTGGCAAGATTGTTTATGTGAGGGCATCCCCTTATGATGGATTGCCTATGATGGTTGACGCGGCTCTGTTTGAAGCAACGCAAGCGCATTCTGGGGCTTGGGACATGCGGTGGGACTGCGAGAAGTTGGAAATTCTATGTTCTACTGGTGATGGGCGCGATCATAATCGGTATGTTTGTTTGCGGCATCCTGATGCAGTTATGCGGTTAGGCCGTTGGGTTTTGCGTGATTCGATAACTGGACAACCACGTATTTTTAGCGAAGAGAATGAATACAGGCCATGGAATAACGTTCTTGCGCGATTTGGGCGAGACATGTTCTATTGGATACGAACAGTCGCACGTTTTGCAGGTATGCGGGTAACCCGCATGATCAATAGGGGCATGTCATGGAAGAACAATCAGGGGTAAAGGCTCTTACAGCAACCGATCCAAGCGATATAAAAAAGAGGTCTCTTCGGACATTCCCGAAAGGGGGTGAGCGGCCTGGGTTTATCATTCAATTAGGCATGTCGGCTGATGAATGTCCTAGTTGGTGGACACCTGCTAGGGACTCATATTTACGAAAGTTTTTTCCATCCGAGCCGTATATGGCTGGAACAGTCTATACGATTGCGGCGCGCAATGCGGCATTCCCGTATGAATTTACAGGGCCTGAGCGACAAGTCAAGCGCGTGCAAGAAATGTTTGCGCAGTCTGATTTTGGAGCCGGCTATTTGTCTATGATGATGAAAGCCTCGATAGATTTGTTGACTCAAGACAATGGGGCTTTTATTGAGGTCATTCGCCCGGCCAAGGTGCGGACCAAAAGCTTTACTGGTAAGGCTGCCCGGTATAATGGGCAATGGCTGCCCGGGATCACGATTGGGGTTGAAGACAAGGGTAATGGGTATGGTGAGATTTATAGTCTTCTGCCTGATGATCTCAAGCCGTTTTGGAAAGCAAAAAGAATCCCGATGTGGAATGCGGTTCTGCCTAGTGGGCAGATCCATACATTAGCTGGTCTCGAATATGAGATTAAAGACTTGCCGATGGATATGCCGGTTGCTCTTGCTCATCTTGACGCGGGCCGGTGCCAGCGCACCGGGGACCCGGAATACCCGGTGATTTACACTGACTTGGACGGCAAAGAGCACAAAATGCGATGGTGGCAAGTTATCACTCTTGAGGACATGCCGAGTCCGATTGAGGATATGTATGGAGTTGGTTGGTCGTTTGTCTCCAGGGCCTTGCGATTGGCGCAATCGCTCAGAAACATTGAAATTCTCAAGACTGAGAAAAGCGCGGGTCGGTTTGCCGGGCGCGTGTATCTGACCAATGTTGATGCTGAGGCGATCACCGATGCGATTGCGGATGCTTCAGACAACGCAGATGCGCGGGGCTTGACTCGGTATATGCCGCCGATCATTGCTGACACTCTTTTACCCAATAGCGAACCCAAGGTCGTTTCTATCGATTTGGCAAGCCTGCCTGAAGGCTTTGATGAGAGCACCACGATGGAATGGTACATTTCAGGCTTGGCAATGGTTGCAGGGGTCGATTATGGGTTTCTTGCGCCCTTGCCCGGGAAGGGGTTGGGAACAGCAACGCAATCTGAAACACAGGACCGGCAATCTCAGGGCAAGAGCAGCAAGTTATGGAGATCGCAGATCGAGCAGAAAATCAACTATGGCGGGATTTTGCCAAGGTCGGTTACCATGCGATTTATGGATGAAGACCCGGCAGAGGAAACACGAATTTCAGCTATGAGGAAAACGCGTGCAGAAACGCGGGGGGCGTTGATTTCTAGTGGTGAGATCACTCCAGAGATGGCAAGGCAGATCGCGATCGATGACGGCGATTATGAGGAATCTTTGCTTGCCTTGCTTGATGAAAGCGATGTAACGACAAGCACAACGGCTGAAGACAATGAACCGGTCGCTGCCCAGCAAGCTCAGAACACAGCAGAGAATCAGGCGCAAGGCAAAAAGCCAAAAGTAGAGCCGTCGCCAGGACAGCAACCAGAACAGCAAGTGCCAGGGCAAGAAGTAGAACAGAAAAAGGCTTTACAAAACGACGAAAGTGTGATAGAATTACAGAAGCGTAGTTCTACAGAGAAGCCTCGAGTAGAAAAGATTGAAGCAAAGGGGCAGCCTTTGCCCGTATGGGGGGATCAAGAGGTTACGTTTACAGTTGAGGATGTAGCTCGGGCGATCCGGGGATGGAATGACAATGTTGACCCGGCAGGGCATGGCTTGCCCTTAGCTCGAACTGCGACAAAAGCCGAAGAGGGTGAGATAGCCTAGAAAGGGTGAAAGATGAAAGACCGTGGACCGAAAAGGGTTGCTTGGATTGTCATTTTGGCGGTGGTTGGGTGGGTATGGATGGTGAGTGCCCTCTTATTGGGGATGTCGCGTTTCAAGGTTTATGCACAAGGGCCTCTTGGTCGGTCAACTGTTTATCCTGCATGTGAGACGGCAACGCTACCGGCTACAGCAACGCCAACAGCGACAGAAAAACCAATTGAGGAGCCTACAGAGAAGCCTACAGGGACGGCAACAGAAAAACCAACCGAGACCGCTACGGCGACGGCTACAGAGGAGCCTACTGAGACGCCAACGCCAACGGCGACGGCTACAGAGAAGCCAACTGAAACGGCTACAGCGACGGCGACAGCCACGGAAGAGCCTACCGAGACAGCTACAGCGACGGCGACGGCTACAGAGAAGCCGACAGAAACGGCTACAGCGACGGCGACAGCCACGGAAGAGCCTACCGAGACAGCTACAGCGACGGCGACGGCTACAGAAAAGCCGACAGAAACCGCTACCGCTACGGTTACAGTCACAGAGGAGCCGACAGAAACCGCTACGCCAACGGCTACATCAACGCCAACAGATGAGCCTACAGCAAGGCTTCCAACTCCGATCTGGGTAACAGAGACACCAACAGATGCTCCAACAGAGGAGCCGACAAAGAGGCCAACAAAAACTCCGACAAAGAAGCCACGGCGGTCAACAGAGACGCCAACAGCCGAGACGAACGATTGCCATTATCTGACTTGTCGCATAACAGAAGAGGGACAGGTCCAGTGTGAACTGGCGGGTTCTGCGGGGCTTGCTGAGCTTGAAGTCCAGGGGCAAGTGTTTTATCGGAATGAAAATTTTAGCAGTTTGGCTGTGGTTGATGGGCCCTTGGTGCCGGATCAGGTCTATCGGCTGACTGTAAACGGCGAGTCTAGAGATGAATGCACTTGTTTGTTTCCTTCAGGTTTGCCAGAAACGGGCGGGGGTAATGGACTCTCTTTTGCCGGTTTGTCAGTTGCGGGTTGTTGCGTGGTCCTTTTGGGGTATATCATAAAAAATCGTTTCAAGCGAACAGGATAGTAAATGAAAAACCAACTGACTCCCTATATTCATGGTTTTCACGAAGGAACGGGTCAATGGATGGCTCAAGTCGGCAAGCCAGGGTGGATCGTTACAACGCACGGCTTGGGCGCAAATCGGGAAGACGCTGGGACAGAGGATTATACTAAGTGGACCAGTCAGGGCCTGAGCGTGATCGCTCGACTGAACCATGGATATGGGGATCAGGGTACTATTCCACATCCAGGTCTCTATAGGAATTTTGCACAGCGTTGTGCAAACTGGGTGCGAGGCAGTGTAGGCTGTTCAATTTGGATTATTGGCAATGAGATGAACGCGGAATGGGAACGGCCTGCGGGGGTTCCTATTCTCCCAGCGGACTATTGGCTATGCTATCAACTGTGCAGGGACGCGATCCATGGAATAGAGGGACACGAAAACGATGAGGTTCTGATAGGAGCAATCGCACCGTGGAACGATCAAACGGGCGATTGGCTTGTCTATTTTGATCGTGTTTTGACTCTCTGCGGGGAAAAGTGTGATGGGTTGACTATTCATGCCTATACCCATGGGAAAGAGCCTGCTTTAATCTATGACCTGAGCAAAATGAATCCGCCTTACCAGGACCGGTATTATCATTTTCAACATTATCAGCAATTTATGGCTCGAATTCCTGCTGCGATGCGTCATTTGCCGGTCTACATTACAGAAACAGATCAAGGCGAACACGGTTGGGAGAATGTTAATTCGGGTTGGATTCGGCACGCGTATAGTGAGATCAACAACTGGAATTTGAATTCTAACAACCAAACGATTCGAGCTTTGATTCTATACCGATATCCGAAAATTGATCGATGGTACATTGAGGGCAAGATGGGCGTGATCGAGGATGCGCTTGCCGCTTTTTCAATGGGGTATCGATGGTATAAAGAGGATGAGACAGAACCAGAGCCAGAAGACCCTTGTGTTTGCCCGGTTTGTGGGGCAAAGCTAAAAATTGTGTCTCGATAGAAAGAAGGAGAATGATGGGTTATTGGGTGAGGATTACACCACAAGACTGTACAGAGCTAGAAGCCTGGGATGTTCCTCATGAGATGCGAGGGCCTAAATTTTCGGCTCCAATTTCAGTCAACCTTGACGAACAGTCTTGTATCAAGCACATTGCCGTGCAGGGCAGCGAAGATGTGATTTTCACTCTTGTTCTGCAAGTGCAGGATGTTGGTGAGATTTATATTTGGAATCAAGAGCTAGTCAAAACTATTGAGAGATGGCTTCAATCTCAGTATATCGGCGGGGGGGATCTTTGGTTTGTTGGGAAGTAGTGTAGTGGTAGCACGTCCGGCCTTGGACCGGGAGATCGCACGTTCGAATCGTGCCTTCCCAGCTAGGTTTATTGGCAAGTAGCGCAAGGGTAGCGCATCCGGCTGTTAACCGGGTGATTGTAGGTTCGAGTCCTACCTTGCCAGCTATGACGTTTAGTGCAAAAAGATCGCGGGGTGTCTAGTGATTCCAACAGAGTATTATCGGGAAGATGTAGAAGCGCTTGTCAAGCGTTTAGCTTTAAGAAAGGCGCATACTGTGAGCCAACAGGATATTGATGCGTTTTTGGCTGAAAACTCTTCAGGGCCCGGCAATCGAGCCCAGAAAATCTATCAAATGGGGTACGCTCAGGCGATAGCTCAATTTAAGATTGCTTTTGGAATTGACCTACCAGAAGCTGAATAAGGATAGCAATTTTCTTTAGAACGGGGAAGCCTCATGGCTTATAATGGTTGGGATTTAGCTATTTGGCGAGATGGATCAGTCAGGTTGACTTTTTGGGACGCTCTTCATGGCAACGATATTGTTCTAGAGTTGGCTGAAGATAATCGAGCTTTTTTGTGTGAAGAAGATTTAGAGACTGATGATAGCGAGATCAAAAAAGAAGTCAATCTGATTGAGTTTTTGCGAAAAATCGCAAAAGAAAGGGGAACGGATGGCAACGGATAACGAGGAGTTTTGTTGTGATGCACTGGATTTCTGCTGTGATGCACTGAGGCAGGCGGTTACGAGGTGGGACCATACATTTTTTAAACCGAGTCTGATAGACCGGGAAAAGCAAAAAATTGTGACCGGTCCCTTGTCTGTTCGAGCGTTTAAGAGTACACAGCTAGAACGGGCGGCAAAGGCAGGTCGGGGTTGGTTTGCTTTATCATTCTGCCCTTTTTGTGGTGAACGGCTTCTGCCTGAAAACTGGGGGCTGGCTCTGGGTTCTTCAAAACCAAAGCCGAAGCCGAAAAATGCAGTGTATGAGCTTGTAGGGAAGCTCGGTCCGATGGTGCGAGAGGGCCGGGAGGTCAAGGGTTATTTTATTCTGGTTGAAGATCGCATGGGGAAACTACAGCATTCTCAGATTTCGAGTGCTCGGTTTTCAGGGGACGGATTTCGTGTTTTGGACGTGATCCTGGCAGATCGGGATCGGCTTGCTATTCGAGGGGCTGCGACTCGGGTTTTCAAGTGCAAAGATCAAGGCCATGCGGAACGGGACACGACATGAAGCAAGAGTATAAAGACATTAGGGATAAGCTTGGTTATCCTGTTTGGTGGGATGAGTGCGGGGCCCCAAGGTATTGCAAGGTCGGTCCTTCTTTGGTGAACGACATTTATGCTGATGAAGTTGTTTTTTTAGAAGTTCGGTGCCAGCGCTGCGGGCACGTGTTTGTAGTTGCACGATCTCTCAACTTTTTGGAAAAACACCAACAGGGAAAAGGCTTTGTAGACCGATTAGAGGCCGACGAAGAGATTCCCTATGGCGATCCCCCAAACATTGGTTGTTGTTACGCCGGTCCCACTATGCAGAGTATTTCTGTTCGTGTAATTTCTTGTTGGACGAAAGGGCATCATCACGAGTGGGTTCAACAACATCAATTTACCGGACACAAATTCAAGGAAGAGAGCGAGCCATGACGTTTATCAATTTACCTTCATGCCATGATTGCGGGGTCTCGCCAAGGCGGCCACATAAGCAAGGGTGTGACGTGGAAAGATGCTCAGTTTGTGGTGGGCAGCGGCTGCAATGTGACTGTGAGGGACATGACCCGCTGTTTGCTCGGTGGACCGGTTATTGGCCGGGGAGCCTTGAGGCGACGGCGATAGGTATAGATTTGAATGAGTTTGTCCGGCGCGGGTTTAATGAGGTCTTTTTTATCAAGCCGGAAGAGGATGTCCCATGTTCTGGGTGATGGCGGATACGCATTTTAATCACAAACTGATGAAAACCTTGCCGCATTGGCCGGCTGACTATCAAGGTTTGATCCTCGATAATCTTGGGCTGCTGGTTCCTGGTGACACCTTTATTCACCTGGGGGACGTATCCCTGGGGGGTGATTGGGCGGTTCATGCTGCGATCAACATAGCTTGTCAGGCGACTCAGCGAATCTTGATTCGAGGGAATCACGATCACAAGTCAATCTTATGGTACCTTGATCGAGGTTGGACGGCAGTCATGGATGGAATGGTGCTAAACCGATTTGGGCATCAGATCTTGTTTTCGCACATTCCTGAAACGCTGCCTGCTTGGATTTCAGTCAATGTACATGGGCACGTGCATAGTCCAAAGAAGAAATTTATCCCATCGGACCGGCATGAGCTCGTTTCTTGCGAACGGTTTGGCTTTGCGCCGGTGTTGCTCGATTCTCTTGTAGAGAAGCATCAGCGGCTTGTACTAGTTCCGGAGATCGATAGCGCGATTATCATTCCAGGAGAAGAAAGGCATGGTCGGATATGATCTAGTCGTTTGGACCCTTAGCTCAGCGGTAGAGCAGCCGGCTCATAACCGGTCGATCGTTGGTTCGAATCCAACAGGGTCCATTCTCTCTAGAGAGACGTGTATACTGTGACCGTTACTGGCGGGGTGTGGGGACTAAGCGTCCGGGGTAAGTACCATGGGCATCGCAGGCGTGCGATCTGAGTGCGGTATGGTATACACGATATGCGCTTGTGGCGCAACTGGCATGCGCACTTGCCTTAGAAGCAAGAGCTTGGTGGTTCGAATCCACCCAAGCGCACTAGAAGAAAGGGGAAAGAATGACCTATTTAGATTTTCTTGATGGGCGGGCTGTTCTTGACGATGGGACAGTAAAAATTTATGGTGTGGATACGGGAAAGCCCTTGAACATTGCTCGGCAAGACGGCGATCTGTTTCTAGTTCATCGGGCTGGGTATAATCAATGGGCCGGCATTGGAATGACGCACTATGAGCGCCCGATTTGGGTGATTCTCCGGATCAAGACAGATGATCTAGGCGATCTCATGAGCCAGACCTTGAGTCAATTTGAAAGTGGCAGCAACTGGCGACAAGTCAGGAAAGACGCAGAATGTACTTTTGCCGCTTTGGTTGCAGAAAGGGATGCGAATGTCAACGTCCGGGCGTAAATGGCGCAGAAAGGGATACGATGAAACTCTGTACCAGCGGCTGTCTAGGTTTGGATACAGCAAGTCATATGCTATGTGGCGACAAGACATGGCTTCCTGGACCAGAAAAAGAACCATGCGGGATCGGTGGGCTAGGCGTTGCCGGACTATGCGTAAAGAGGTCCGTTTGACATGCGCTTTTCCAAGGAGCTCGGCATGGCCTGTTTATGAATTGCTTTACAAGGGGGTCGGCACGTGGTATAAAGGAAGAGTGGGTGATCCTTTATATTGCGATCAGTTTCTGGGGAACGTAGGCAAGATCGTCTATAGGGAGGACGGATTTCCATTCGTAGCCTTGCCGACTCTAGCCTATACAAATCACTGGATAGAACCGGGTGAGTGGGTGTTTCTGTCTTTTCCCGGGCTGCCTGATGTGATGATGGTTGAAGCTCTTGATTCCGGTCTCTTCGGTCCAGGCTCTGGGTATTATGTGGAGCCTTGGAAAAACAAGGATATTGTGGTAGACATTCCTTTTCACTGGAAGCCTTTTCCCGGGATGTCTGCGTTGGTCAACGTGTATAGGAAAGTGCTGGTCGGGCGGTGAGGGCTAATGCCAGATTGGAAATGGTTACCAGGAGCACGGCGCTATTACGACATGAACAAGCATCGGTTTATGTCTTTTGCACAAGGGCGTCGGCTATGCAAGCAGAGTATAGACGCTGAGGCAGATAAGGCGCGGGCCTTGGCCGAGTTGGTTGCAACGCAACAGATTGATGTGAGCGGCCTGCAAACTGAAATGCGGCGTATGATTAAGGATGAGTATATCCGGCAATACGTGATTGGTCGGGGCGGGTTGGAACAAATGAAGCCTGCTGACTGGGGGCGGATCGGCGGTATGCTCAAGGAGCAGTATTACTATCTAGATCGGCTGGCTCAAGAGGTTGCGGACGGAACGATCACTGAAGGGCAGTTGCGGACCCGGCTGCCCATGTATTTGAAAAGTGCTAAAGAGGCGCATGAGCGGGCTATTGCGCAGGTTGAGATTGAACAGGGGGTTGAAGAGGAACGATGGGTCTTGAGTCCTGTTGAAAATTGCATAGACTGTGTTTCTTTTGCTCAAGAAGGATGGAAACCGATTGGACATTTCCCAATTCCGGGGCAAGGGAAGACGCAGTGCTTATGTATTACAACTCCAGAGAGCCGTGTCTTGACTTTAACGGGTTGGCGTGCAATTGGCGACATTAAGGCAGGCGAATTAGTTTGGACGCATAGGGGGCGTTGGCGTCCAGTGCTGAGGCCGATTATCAAACACGCAGAGCCAGAACATCAACAGGTTTGGCTTCAATCCCCAACAGGGCGAAGGGTAGGATGCACGAATACCCATAGATGGTTGACGGCGCAAGGTTGGAAAGACGCTAACGACATTGACAGATTGAATCTTTCGGTGTACCATATTCCTAACTCAATTTCAGAAAGGATACTTTGCTATGCCTGGGAATTGTTTGGGATGTGGGAAAAGGTTACACCATCTAGACAAGCAAGCGTATTGTCGGAAATGTCGTTCGGTTTGTTATTGCGGGAAGCTGAAGGACCCAAGAGCGAAAGAATGTCAATCATGCGCGTCCAGCAAGAAGACCAAAAAGCAATGGGCCGATCCTGTAAAAAGAGCAAGGTTGTTGACCGGTCTCCGTTTGGCGCATACGGCGCGGAGAACGCATTATGCGGATTTATCAGAAGAGGTAAATTGGCAAGTTCGGCAAGACGGCAGGCACTGGACATGGTTCTGGGAGAACGGACAGAAGCATACCGTTTATCGGTATCAATGGCGATGGGAACAGGCGCATGGCAAAATCCCAGAGGGTTATGTGATTCACCACAGGGACGGCAATCGAAGAAACGACGCTTTGGAGAATTTGCGTTTGATGCTTGGAGCCGAACATTGCAAGCTACATGGGAAAGCATCCAGGGTTCAAGGTTTGACTTTTGTTTGTCAGACTTGCGGACAGCCATTTCAAAGCAAGAGGAAAGACAGGCCAAACAAGTTTTGTTCGGTAGCATGCTATCGGAAAAAACCACTCTCTGGGACATAGAAGTTGAAGAGGATCATTCTTACGTGATTGAAGGCTTGATCTCTCATAATACCAATTGTCAATGTCACAAACAGTACAGAAAGGCGAGGCGATAGGTGTCTAAAGGGAAGATGTGGACAAAAATGAGGGCTTGGCAAATTCCGATTTTTGGAGTAGCTCTTTTTGCGGTAATTGTGTTTCTTGTTATGCTCGGGGCGCTGAGACCGCAAAAAGATGTGCAGGCAACAGGGAGCGAGATGTCTCTGGGGGATGGTTGGGTTATGACCATTGCAGTGCAGGATGGTCTGAATACCCTTAAACGGTATGAAAACCTGAGAACGCATGAGGTTTGTTTCGTTGCGCTGCCCGGGACGCGGAAAAGCTGGACAGGAATTTCTTGTTTTGAGCGGCATGGAGAATAGGCCAAGATCGAAAACATAGTCGCTGAAATTTCTTCATGGATTAGCAGGGTATCGCTTCCTTGACTGAAAGATTTGTTATGGTATAATGGATGTAATGGCATGTCGGACGTTCTACCAAACGAACAACTTGATTTGCCCGATGATTTAGAAGCCGATGATTCATTTTGGCTAGATGCAAGGGCTCTTTTGCTTGCGTTTGTCAATTTGATTGAGCTCAAGCGGTTGCCGCAGATTAGGCCAACAACGGCAGAGATCAGGCGGCAACATAAGGAATCTGGAAAAAATCAATAGGCTATCCGACAGGACAAGGCCAAGATTATCAAGGCGTATTAGGCGGCTTGGTTGTTTTGGCCTTGTTCTTTTTCGGAAAAACTGAGAGGATGTTATGCCACAAGAACCGGTTTTGATATTAGGTCGAGGAGCGGTGGATCATCGTCCACATCCTTTCACGGTTGACGCAAACGGGAATATGATTGTTGTCGCAACCGGGCCATCTGGCGGGGATGTTTGGACGATTTCCGTTGAAAATGACGTTGCAGTCGGGAATGCAAAGACCTTTACTGTTCCGGCAGGGCATGAATGGCATGCCTTGTCGGTTTTTGCTGTTTTGGTGACGGACGCAAACGCGGGCCCACGACAGGTCGCCGTTCGAGTTTTGAATGGGGCAGTTGTGGTTGATGAGCCTGCGGTTGCTGGGGTAACCCAGATTGAAAGCTTGACCAGGAGCTATCATTTCGCGCCCTCGGCTGCGGATTTGATGGCGTTTCGAGATACTGACTGGGTGATGTGTCCTATCCAGCCGACTCTGATTTTAGCAGCCGGCGAGATTTTGCAAGTGCTGGATAGAAACGCTTTTGCGGTGGGGGACACACTTCAAGTTTATGTTCGAATAGCCGATCGAGTGGTGAGCTAACTATGTGGGGAGCTTTGAGACCGGGGATTTCCATTGCGGGGGTTTTGCCTGCTGTTTTTATGGGGGGTAGCCCGGGCTTGCCTTGGGTCAATTTCGATCTTGCCTCGCTGACTACCTCTTTCGATATAGACAAGCGTCTAGCCGCTGGCACTCCTGCGGATCGTGGAACTTTGTTGCAGGGGAAGTTGGATGGAACGGGCGTGCCTGATGTTGTGAGCTATCCTCGTGGCGACTTGCTAGGAAATCAGGCGCAATTGTTCTATGCAAACTTTGATCCCTATCAGGGCGGGTTTGGGTTTTGGTATAGGCCGGAATGGGATGGTGCCGATGGTTTATCGCATAGGCTTTTAGACATTGGGTCCGACTATATAGAAGCTGGGTCCTCTGGAGATTTGAACTTTGTAATGGGCGGCACATCGGTGCAGGTAAGCATTGCAGCATGGACTGCTGGCACGACGTATTTTGTCGTGTGCAGATGGGGGCTAAATGATTCGGCTGGCAGTTTAGCGATTAGTATAAATAATTCTCATACGTATGGGGGAAATTCGCTTGTTCCAGTCGGCCCATCGGGTACGATATATCTTGGCAATGGGAATGGAAGCATTCGCTCCGCTGACGCTATCATCACTATGCCATTTGTGACTCGTCGAGTGTTGACTGATTCGAATGGCTGGGGTACGGACATCGGCAACACGCCTGGGTCGGATGAACTGACCGAGCTGTACAACGCAGGAGCAGGCGCAAGCCCCGATCAAGTGTTAGGCGGATCGTGGGACACCGTGTTCTGCATGCCGACCAATCAAGCAGACGAGGCGCTTTCGACGACAGATGAGGTGTGGAGCCATCCACATGATTTGAGCCTAGTAGATGATGGGTTCTGTTCTCAAGGGCAAATCCTTGAGAACACCAAGGCGGTGGAGTTTGATGGAACAACTACAGTTCTAAACTGCGGCTCAGACGTGGATATTGATGATATCATGGACGCAGAGGCTACAATCGAAATTGTAGTCTCATTCAACAGCGGCGGTGAGGGAAACGCTGGCAGGTTAGTTTGCAAGGATAACAGCGGTGGTGGCTATCGCTTGTATGCGTCATCCACGCAGTTGATCATGACTATCCTGTGTTCAGGAACTAACCCTGTATCTATAGTGGCAGTTGACCTGATCGATGGGAAAAAGCATCACATTGCAGCACACTGGGATGATGCCAATATAGGGGCAGCGCGTATTATATCCCTTGCTATAGATGGTGTATGGGTAACAACTTATGTGGCTCAAACAGTAGGTACAGGAACGATCAACACGGATGTCGGAGATGACTTGATCATCGGTAACAAGGCAAGCGCCGCCAATACTCTGGATGGAGCCATAGCCTGGGCAGCGATTTCTAACAATGATCGCCACACAGTAGGAACCGACTTTATCCCCCCTCGCGCTTTTCCAGCCGACGATGCAAATTACCTCGCGTCTTGGGCAATGGAAGAAGGAACGGGCGCGGCGGTTGCTAACACAGGCGATCAGGGCGGCGGCGGTTCAGGGGCAGCGAATAGAGATGGAACCATAACGGACGGCTCGTGGTCCTCAACCTGGGATATGCAGGTTGGGGGGATCGTTCAACCGGCGCTGTATGGGGATCTGGGAACGGCTAGTCGGATCACGCACGTAGACAACGCTGCTTATCAGGATTTGCCTGTTACTGGAATTGATGTAGAGATATGGTTGCGACTAGACGTGGCCCCTCCTAGCCAAAGGAGTTTGTTATATAAAAAATGGGGGTTTTACTGTACCGCAGCGGGATATATTGGTTTTCACGTACCCTATAGCACGACGTGGGCGGGTACTTATTTTTCAGAGTCCGCTGCTGATGGGATATGGCATTTATGGAGAGCAACATATGACGAGACTGGGGACAGGAAGGTGCGTCTATATAAGGACGGCGAGCTAGTCGCTACTTCGTCAGCTTCAGTTGGAAATTACAGTACGGATGTCGGGACAATTATATCTTATCCCCTGGCGGCAGTAGTAATGGCGCGTGGGCCGTACAGAGTTTCGGATACCGTTCGGGTTTCGGCAACGCACAGTATTTACGACAGAGCGCACCAAGAGGACGGATGGGCGCTGCCAGATGCCAATACCGTTCTTCAAGTCATGCTGGATGATGGAACGGGCCTAGTTGCAACAGATGCCTCAGCAACGGGTGTCAACGGGGTCATCGCCTCCCCAAGCAACTGGCTCAACACCACCGACATGGCACAAGTAGAGCCAGGGGCCAGAGCCTTTAACAACGGCTACGAGTTGGGCATGAATGTTGGGGATGTCATCTCGATCCCCATCGCCCAGACGGCGGACAAGGACTATGTGATTCGTTGTCTGCTTGGTCCC